TCAGGCAGCAATCCCTACGTGATGTTGATTGGTCCCGAGTCCCCCACCCGTGGGGAACATTGGGGGGACCGGCGAATTGGCGGATTTCTGCGGGTTTGCGCTGCGCTCCCCCTGCATGGTCCCCCGGCGAACTAGAGCCTCTTCGAGATTTTGGGGCTTCACATGTGCATACCGAAGGGTCGTTTCGATGCGTTTGTGGCCCATCCACTCTTTGATGACAAAGACGTTTACGCCCGCGTCCACGAGGCGAGTCGCGCAGGTATGACGGGTGACGTGGAAGACGAACTCATCGTCCGCTTCCAGGCCCATGTGCTTCTTGGCACGCTCCCACCAGGACCGAAGGCCCCGCTGGGTCGGCATGGCTTTGGTCCTGATAAGGTCCCGCAGCATCTGTGCGATCTCTGGCTCCATGGGCACCGTCCTTGGAGAGTCCGTCTTGGTCTTCCAGAGGTGCAAGCGCGTGCCGTTAATCTGTGACAGCTCGGCGGTCAACAACTCGTCACGACGGCAGCCGGTCTCGATCGCTACCTTAATGAGCTGCCAGACGGCGGTGGCCTCCGGACGCTGACGGGACAGCAGGAAGTCACGCAGCGCGTCCTCCTCCTCTTCCGTGATCCAGCGAATGCGGCCGGAAGTCTCTTTGCGCCACGCGAACTCGATCTCGTCCCTGATGGGGACCCTGCGGTACTTGCGGCCCTTCGCCCATACCAGGAAGGTCCTGAGGGACGACAGGTAGCGATTGATGGTCGCATCCGCTTTGCCGATCGCACCGAGCTGCGCAATGAGCCGGTCGACGGCTTGGGTGTCCACATCGTCCAGGCGAGTCTTACGGCCCATGATGGAAGCGATCAGGTCCATGTGGGCCCAAGAGTTTTCCTCGGACGACTGCCCGACCCAGAGCTTGCCCTTGGCGAGCGGGATGACCGACTCGAAGGTGTGGACCTCAGGGGCTCCAACAGCCTGCCCAGGGGCCGGCGGGGCCTCGCCGCGGCTCCAGGTCGCGAGAACGGCCTCTTCGTCCTGCTTGGCCTCATCGTACGACGGCCAGCGCTTCTTGTAGCGCTCCCCGGTCTTCCGGTTGCCTTTGACCAGTTCGACTACCCACTTGCCGGTCGGCTTGCCTTTCACCTTCTCGGCGTAAATGGACACGTTTAGTCCTCCAGTATCTCGGCCAGTGTGTTGAGCAGCAGCTTGCCCTTAGGGGTGAGCGTGTAAGCCACGGACCGAAGGTTTTTAGGGTCCTGCGTACGCTGAAGGAGGCCGTAGCCCTCGTCGCCGTTCCGCAGTTTGTCCGAGAGGTCCAGCAGGTGGCGGCTCATTGTGGCCTTCGTAGCGCCGGCAAGTTCCGCCAGCTCCACAACGCCTTTCCCTTCATTGTCCGCAACGAGGTAGAGGGTGTGCACGAGCTGCACCGGGACCGTCTCCGCAATGCCCGACCGAACGGCCGAACAGAAGCGCTTTCCCTTGCGGATCGAGCGGGCAATCTTCGCTTGGTGGTCGGTTTGCTGGGACATTGTTGATCTCCATTAGGTGGTATGCAGACAATCTGCAAGTGGCAAACGTCTGCGGGCAACGACGGTTCCCACATAGATACTTACAGCCGCTATGCAACGTGAACGAAAAAAGAACCCACCGGGGGTACAGTGGGTTCTTTTGGGACAATCGTGTCAGCCCAGCCGTAGAAGCTGGGAGAGCTTGTCGATGCCGAGGAGGCCGGCCGCAGTCACTCCTGCCCCGCCGATCCACCGGAGGGTTCCGAGGGTCGAGCGGAGCTGGGATGCGTCGGTCTCCAGGGACGTAAGGCGCTTATCGTGCTCGGACAGAGTGGCCTGCTGGGCCTCGGCCTTCTCAGCCGCTCCGTCCATCTTGGTCTCGATACGCACCAGGCGTTCCCGCATCTCGATCATGAGAGACACGGGGGCCAGGTCCTGGGGGGTCATTAGGGTTCCTGAGTTAGTGAAGGCCGCACGGGCCATAGGACCTGCGACGGGGTGTCGTATTGTTGCGGCAGGTCGCGGAGGGCCTGGCGGTAGGAGTCCATCGCGTCTCGCTGGGCCTGAGTGAGGCTGGCGCGGACTGGGGGGATGAACTCATACTTGTCGGTAGCTTCTAGCTCGACGTTGCGAGCCCCGCGAATGTCCTCCCAGGTCAGCTCGAAGGCGGGGGCGTCCTGCCGGGCCGCGCTGATCCGGCAGTTCCCGCAGCGCCACTTTAGATCGTCAGTGCGAACTAAAGCGAAGGCGTCATGCGGTAGGAGGCAGCACGGACAAATGGGGCGCACCCGCTGCGCGAGCGGACCAATTTTCGTGGTTATATAGGTCTCCAGATCAATCATTGGTGCTATCCTAGGGCATGATCGTCACGGTGCAGGTTTGTCCCTGCGGTGAGGCCGTTTCTTCGCTGGTGCCGCTACCCGCTCCGGTCCACTGGACTGAGTTGAATATGGTGTCAGAACCTGCGCTAATGCCGAAGTCAGTCACGCCCGTCGGGATCGTGACAGTCTCAGCGATAGGCATAGAAGCATAAACCGTTTGATTGGCACCGGAGCCGTAGACTTCATAAGTCTCCGAGAGCGTACGCAAAGCAGTCCATGCCCCGTTGATTTTTGCATACAGGGTGGCGGAGACAGTAATATTGGCGATATACGTCTTAGTACCGCCGTCTAGCACAATCTTTGTAGTGCCGGAGCCGTAGGCCGTTCCTTGATAGAAATACTGACTGTTGGCGCTATCCTGCGCACCTCCCTTGGTGATAACTCGGTCAGGGTTCCCCGTCCCGCCCACTACGCCGGGACCGAGGTTGTAGTGCGTGGGGGTGCCGGGTACGCTCACCTTGAGACGCGCAATAGCTCCGGTGGAACTCAGGTTTGTGAGCGACAGCGCGTAGGTCTGACCCGCCCCCAACGGGCGTAACCCCACAGGAGAAAAGGTATAGCTGGGTATGCCGCCACAATTCGGCCAGCTAATCTGCTGTCCGTCGCTCACAGAGAACACCTTCGGCTTTACCGCGACTTCCCATCCCTGTTCGCCATTCCCGAGGATGATCTTCGATCCAGCATACAGGTTGCCTGAGATAGCGACGCTTCCGCTCGCGATCTTCATGGCGACACGCGCGTCCCCACCGTCCTCGGTGTTGCCGAGGAGTAGCTCTTTCGCGTACAGGCCAATCGATGACGTGGTGCTCGGACCACCTTGACCGAACACGAGATTGTCGACTCCGGAACCGATCTCGTAGAGAGCTACCTGTGCGTAGAACGAGCGTCCCTGAGAGATGTCCTCGCTCTGCCAAATGAGTACGTCATTCCGGTAGACGTAGATGTATCCCCCGCTGCCCGAGTGGGCGTATTCCATCGACCAGCGGTCGGTGACCTTGTTGCCCGTTGCCAAGACGCCCACGTGAGCGCCGTTACGGTATAGACGAACTGCGGTCGTGTCGAAGTAGATGCCGGCGGCGATGTTAGTGTAGGACGCTCCACCAAGCATTTCGGCTAGTCCGAACATTACATGATGGGCAAGGTTCGTTGGGTTTGCCGCGACGTACGGTCCCTTGCCGTCGCTGTTGACGTAGATGCGCTCGACCGAGAAGAAGGACCGATCCCAGTCGGGGTTGGCCCCGCCGGTCTTTCGAACGGATCGGTTGCTGAACGACACATCCGGCGACCGCAGCACGTCCATGGTCAGCGGCGAAGCTGCGGGCTCGTTGATGTTCGCTCGTAGGGCAATGACGGCCTGTGCAGCCGAACCTCCTACAGACGCCGCCTGCTGCAAGTACGCCGATTGTCGGCCCTTGACGTCTGCTAGTGCGCCAGAGATGACATTGACTTCCGCGAGACTCTTGTAGCCCGCATTCTCTGCCGCCGAGGCCGGACGCACTGCGAGGTAGTACCACGTGATGTCGTTGGCGGCTGAAATGTCACCACCTTCGTCCGCACCTGGGGCCGTCAACCCGTTCCAGTGGTTCATCTGGTGGAAGTTGGCCCATCCGCCCATCTGCGTGGACTTGAGATGGAAGGTCTTGCTGAACCGGTAAAGCTGGCCCGGCACGCCGTTACCGACTACCCTACCGTCAATCGTCGGATCAGAGTAGAAAGACAAGTTTGCCGGCTCGCCGTTCCCAGCGGTATTTGAGGTATCGAGGGGGTGGAGGTGAACACCCGCTCCTCGGAACGTTCCGCTATTAAGCCGAACTACCGCTTCGATGATCCACAGTCCGGGCTTCATGCCCATGTCGGAGCTCTGCATCAGCCCGCCGAGAGCGCCTGCGTTCGCCGTGACCCGGGCGGCATATGGAGCGGACAGGCCCGCTACCCTTTGAATGCCTCCGACTTGCCACCAACCCCAGTCGTGGATGCCCGTCCCTGCATCGTTCCACAGCGAAAAGTTCGGGTTCCTATTTGCGGCCTGTGCTGAGGGTGTGGCACTGGCGACCAGCGAATTGGTCCTGGATGCTTCTGCGGCAATCGCGGTGGCCCTTGCGGCCGCCTCGGAACTGATGCCGGCCGCCACCTTCTGGTCCGTCTCGGTCCTTAGGGAGGCCTCCAGCGCCTGTCTTGCAGATGCTTCGGCTGAGACCGCGGTGGCGCGGGCCTGGGCCTCTTCGGCAACCTTTGCGTTGACCGTGGATGCTACCTCGCCTGCGGTGGTGTAGTCCGCCTCGATCGTCGAGATGCGAGAAGCCAAGGCACTGTCAGCCCCTGCCCTCGCCTGCGCCTCTTCCTGGACCTTGGCGTTGACCTGCTGTTCCATGAGGTCCGGGGTCACGTAGGACGCCTCGATCGTCGAGATGCGGCCGGCCAGGGCAGCGTCTGCCGTGGATCGGGCCGTGGCCTCCTCAGAGACCCCTGCCGAGACCTTTGTGTCGGTCTCATCGCGCAGGGTGGCCGCGAGGGCCTGCCGGGCGCTTGCTTCGGCTTCGTCGGCCGTTGCTCGCGCCTGTGCCTCCTCAGAGACGGCGGCGTTGACTGCCGCCTCCATCGGGCCCGTTCGGACATAGTCGGCTTCGATCGCGAGCGTGCGGCCAGCGAGGGCCTCGATCTCGTTGGCTAGGACGGTGGTCTCTTCCGAAACCTTAGCGTCCAGGGTCGTCGTGGTCACATAATCCGACTCGATGACCTGCAGCCGAGCGCGGGCCTCGTCGTCGATCCCGCCACTCGCGGGGGGACCCTCGGGGCCTCGGGGGCCAGCGGGCCCTATCGGGCCGGCGGGACCCTGTGGACCGGGCGGGCCTTCTGGGCCTGGCGGGCCGATGAGGCTGACGCTGCCCTTGTCATAGAACGAGGGGCGTTGTGCCATGTGTCGGTTTCCTTAGATGACTACGCGGACCTCGCCGGTCGGTGTCGCGTACATGGAGCCAAGCGGGCGCTCGGCTGCGAGGGCTGCAGCGTTATCGGCGAAAGTCGGGAGGGGAATTTGGGGGCCGGCGGGACCCTGAGGCCCCTGAGGACCGGGCTCGCCGGGAGGGCCCTGGAGGGACGTCTTGGTCCCTCCGTAGAATGAAGTTTCGGAGAGGTCGGGCATTAGTATTCTCCCCGGTCAGCGGGGCGTGGGACCGCGATGCGGCCGGACCACTTCTCGTCCAGGTCCTGCTCGCGGATGGCGTTGACGTAACCGTCCGCTCTAGCCTGGAAGCGCTGGGCATAGACGTCTTCCATCTGGAAGTGGTCGGCGGCGATCGTCGCTGCGGTGTAGACTACGGCGTTCAGCGCGGCCTTGGTCCAGACGTTCTCGTCGGTGTCCACGGTAAGCGGCGGGGACTGCATGTAGAAGTGCAGGTACACGTCGGTATCCGGGAGGGGCGTTGGCTTCAGGAGCCAGCGATCCGCGATCTTGACGTAGTGTGTCGGGTATTCACCCTCGTCGGGCATCTCCAGGAACGTCGCGATGTCGCACTGGGTCAGCTCGGTCTTGTCGGTGAATAGGTTGATTCCCTCCAGGAAGTCCGGGGGGATGATGATAGCGTTTTTGGTGCCGTCCCAGTCGGACTGCGCGAGGACGGTTTCCATGATGCCGATGCGGAGCACCCGCTCCATGTCAGCGATGGCGTCTGTGATGAAGTCCCCGGCAAGTTCGTCCGTCAGGTCCTTGCGGTTGATTAGCGCCTTCAGGCGGCGCTTGCATTTGCCGAAGCTCATTGTCTCAGAATGTCTTTGAGGTGGTCTGGAAGGCCGTCAGGTCCTCGGCGCGGAGCTTCGCGAGGATGATCGCGGCGCCGTTGGGGTCGTGGATGGCCTGGAAGAGGTCGAAGCCCTCACGGCTCCACTTGTTGACGACGGCCACGGGGATGCGGGCCAGGTGTATCTTCTCGATCTCGTCGCCCTTGGTGAGCTGTGAGAAGCTCTGGGCATCCTGCCAGTTACGCTTCGCGGCGACACGGTCCAGGAAGCCCTGGGGAACCTGCTGCTCCGAGACGATATGGCCGGTGACCTGTAGGTCGCTATCGACGGAGTCGAACACGAAGTCCTCGTCAGCAGTGACGAGGTTATACGGAGTGGGCATTCAGTTTTCAGAAGGGGGTAGAAAGGGAACCCCCGGCCCCCCCACAGAGGGGACCGAGGGTCGCACGGCGGGCTTACGCCTCTTCGGTGATGCCGGTAACGAGCACCGACGCCTTGAAGTTGTTGTGCTGGAGACCGTACTCGCCGGCCAGCATGATCTTCGTGTTGTCGCCGGTCTTCGCCAGCGTTTCGCGGAACCAGCCGCGGCCCTTGAGGGTCACGTTCTTCCAGTCCGCCGGGTTCCACAGGAGACCGAAGTCGGCCTTCATCTCGCGGTTGGTCTCGATCGACAGCGTGCCGAGGGCGGTCGTGTACACGTCGACGACATGCACGATCTCCTTGGCCGACTTGCCGGTCACCTCGCGGGTACGGCTCGCGTTGCCGGCGAACTCCGCCGTCTGCTCGGCGACGTACGGCGCCACCATGAACCGGCGGGCGTTGCCGCCTTCGGTGTAGTTCTTGCGGATCGCGTCTCGGAGCGTCATCTCGGCGAGCGGCGCCCCAGTCGCATGGTTCGCGATCTTGTTACCCGCGTCGATGAGCTGCGACACCGAAGCGTGACGGCGGGCGACCGTGCTGGAGCCGAGGACCGAGGCCTGATCGACACCGACGCACGCACGCTCGCGGTCGAGACGGAGGGCCTTGCCCTTCTTCACGATCTGGCGGGCCAGCTCGTCCTTGCGGCCATAGTGGTCGGTCGCCTGCAGCGAGCCCGAGAGCTTGATCGTGCGCGAGAAAATCTGCGTGGTGTTCGACCGCATTTCGGTCGTGTTGCAGTCTTCCTCGGTCGCGTCGAAGCCTTCGACCTGGGCGTTGTCCTGGCCGCCCTCCTGCTCGTCTTCCTGCCACTCGTAGGTCTTCTGGGTGACCGTACGGTTCGACAGCGAGCTGGTGAAGGGCGTCTCGTGCTTGTTCAGCATCGAGATGACGTCCGAGACGTCTTCCTTAGCGCCGACCGAGTCGTAAGTCTTGAAAGTAGCCATTTGAATTTCTGTGTGTTCTTGGGTGTTGAATAGTTGGTTGTGGGTTGTCGGGGCGGTTAGCCCCAGCGACCCTTGAGGAGCGCCACGGCGTCTTCGTCGCTGCCGCTCTGGGCTAGACGCTGCTGGGCCTTCTTGACGTTGACCGTCTGCTCGGCCCCGCTGTCGCGCTTGGCCGCCTTGAGGACCTTCTTGGGCGTGGGGTTGACCTTCTGGGCCACCGCCTTCTGGCCGCGGGAGTAGAGCATCGCCATGTTCAGCAGCTTGAGGACTGCCGGGTCCGTAATGTTCTCCAGGTCCCCCGCGTCGAGGCCCTGCGAGGCGCCGAACGACAGGATTTCCCCACGGAGCTGATCGCCCCAGCCGGGGATGCCCGTCTCGGGGTTCGAGAGGATCGCGTTTGCCTCTTCGGCCCGGCGGGCGACCTCGGCCTTGCGGCGCTCTTGGATGGTCTGCTCGAAGCCCTGCGCCTGCTCGACGAGCTTGCGGTAACGGGCCTCATGACGAGAGGCGTTGGCGCGGTGCCACTGGAACTCCTCGGGCTCCATCTGCTGCTGGAGGACCAGCCAGTCGACCTCAGCGTAGGGCTGGAGGTCTTCCACGGTCGCCTCGATTGCAGCCTGGAGGGCCGCTGCCGCGCGGCCACCGACGAGGTCGGCTTCCTGGCTCTTGCGGGTGAGCGATGCCTCCTGGCCTGCGAGGCGCTTCAAGGACGCAACGGTTACCTCCTGGGTCTCGCCGTCCACCGTAAAGCGGACGATTGCGTCGTCCGGGGCCTCGGTGACCGCGGAGGTCCCGCTTTCGTCCTCGGCTTCATCGTCGACGTCGTCCTCGGCCGCTTCGTCGCCATCTTCGGCGTCGTCGGGGTCCTCCGGGGCCTCATCGGCTTCGTCTTCATCTTCGTCCGGGTCGGCGCCTTCGTCGACGTCGTCCTGGTCTTCGCTGTCAGCGTCGCCCGCCGGGGCTCCGAAGCTCTTGATGAGGGCTTCGACGGCGGCGTCTTCGCTGATGCTGGCGTTCGTGCTGTCGTCCGTCTGGATAGACAAGTTTTGGGTTACTTTCAGTAATCGGCCGGGGACTCGACGGGATCATCCTGGTCGAGGCCTTCGGTCTGGGCTTCAGCCTCGGCGAGTATCTGCTCGGCCTTGGCTGCTAGGGCGGACAACTCAGCCGTGATTGCTGAGAGGCCGCGGGATAGGTGGTAGGCGTCCTCCCTGCCCCGGCGGTTCTCCGGAGGGCTGGTGAGGATGGCTTCGGCGCAGTCTTGCCGCACCTTTTCGATCGCGCGAAGGAACGCCGGGTTGTCGAGGAGGAAGCGTGCTGCCTCCCCCTCTTCAACTGCCTGCGTCTCCTCGTCGCTGAGGAGCACTTGGGACATGATCTCCTTAGCCGTTCGGGCTGATGATGGCCGAGGCCTTGGTGTTCTCCGGAGGAGCGCTCGTGGCCTGGTGGATCGCCAGCTCCAGTTCAGCCTGGGCCGTGTCGATACGGTTGGCCGTCTCGTCGTCCTTCCGGTCCGCGTCGCGGAACTTGAGGGCGATCTCGGACGCCTGGAATGCCTGCTTGAGGTCCGCCTCGAAGTTGGCGAGCTGCGCCTTGTGCTCGGCGTTCGCTTCCTTGAGGGCCATCTCGCGATCAAGCATCTCGGTCTCCTTCTGCAGCTTTGCCAGTTCGGCGGCCACACGGGGGTCCGGCTGGGGCGGCTCAAGGGTCTTAGGGTCGACCAGGAAGTCCTGGACGTTCTTATGGCCCTTCACCTGCAGGACGCGACTGATGACGTTGTACTGCTTCTCCTCGTCGTACAGGCGACCTCCGGTCTCCTTCATGTACTTGTCGAAGGTGAGCAGCTCCTGCGCCTCTTGGTCGCGCTCATCGTAGCCGAGGGTCATTTTGACCGCGATGCGGGTACGGCGGCGCCACTGCTGGGGCGTTACGGAAACGAAGGAGCCGGCGATCTCCAGGACACGCTCGCGGTCGTTCTCGATCCCGATCGCGTAAATCTTCAGGTACAGCTTGGTGAGGAACTGCGAGGCGAAGTGCCGCGCCATGACCTTCGATCGAACCTGCGAGTTGCTTGTGAGCTGCTCGACGAGGCCGGCGCTGTTCTGATGGCTGAGTGCGCCCTTATCGAGACCCTGGGAGAGGCGCGAGATACCCGTGGTGTCCTCCCGAGACTGGTCGACCATGCCGATCGTCTGGAGGACGAAAGGGTTGATCGGGGTCTGCGGGAGCGGAGCCACGGAGTTGTTGACGTCACGGACGTTCACGATGCCGCCCCGGCGGTTGTCGATCAGCTCGCGAGGGTTGGCAACGCCACCGCGGGCGACCTGCCAGCGAGGGTTGGTGGCCTCAACAGCCTGTTCGATAATCGCACGGGTCAGCGTGGTCTTGGTGTTGGCGTGCTGGATCGTGCGGGCCGCGAAGTTCCCGCCGTAGTAGCTGTGAGGCTCCGGGAGCATGGAGTAGGTGACGAACGGATCGTCGGCCACCTTCTGCTTTTCCAGGAGCGTGCTGCCGACGTGGACGACCTTCCAAAGCTGCTGCCGGCCTGTGCCTTCAGCGTCGATCAGGATGTAGCTCTCGTGGACGGTGACCATGCGGCCTGCGGCGTCTTCGGAGTCGTTGTCCAGGCCGGTGACGATGGTGTCCTCGTCGCGGGCGAGCTTCTCCTCATCGAGCGCTAGGTCATCCTCTTCGCCCTCGATCGAGTACACGGTCTTCGGGTCGTAGCCAGCGTCGACTAGGTCACCCAGGGCCATGCGAGAACGATGGGCCTTGTATCGGCGAGGGTTCCGTGCGTCGACGATGTACTCCTCGGGAGGAATGACGTCGATTGTTGTCTGGGACTCGTCGTCGACCGTCTCGTACTCGCATGAAACCCGCGGCCTTCCGTCCTCGCCGATGCTCTGGGTGAGCTCGGAGGTCAGGCGGACGTTGGGAGCCTGCAGGAGCGCATAGGCGGCCTCCAGCGGCACTGCGTCCAGCTTGTAGGACGCTACCGTCTCGCGGGGCTCCCAGTAGACCTTGACGACGCCTAGGCGGTTCATGGCGCTGTCGTGGACGGTGCCGTTGATAACAGAGAAGCCGTCGTTGAGCCCGAAGAGGACGTGCTCGCAATACTCGGTCGCCTGCTTCGCCAGGGGGACGTCATCGGGGCCGGTTGGGGCGAACGAAACGATGTTGCTGCCGGCGCTGTGAGCCTCGGTAAGCTGGGCTTTGATGGCCTCGACCGCTTCGTAGACGTCCTGGCTGACGAACTTGGAGCCGCCCTCTCGGAGCGGATAGGGCTTTTTGCCCTGGTAGTAGAGTGTGACTTCCTTCCGCTCGGCGGACAGGTGACTGTCCACGAACGAAGAGCCGCGATCGGCCCTGGCTACACACGCGGCCACCAGCTCCTCATCGCTGAGGGCCTTCGGCTCTAGTTTCATTAAATCATCTCGAAGTAGAGGTCGTCTGTGGACGCGACTGGCGCCCAGCATCCCTCGTGAATGTGGTTGGCGATGGCGAGCGACATGACGCAGTCGTCATGGCACCCAACTTCCGCCTCGATCTTCCCGGTGTCGGGATCGGCGATGTAAGTCTGCAGCTCTTCGAGCGTGGTTGCGTCGTTGAGCAGAATGGTCTCGTCGCGGACGGCCTGCCGCAGCTCGTCAATGATGAGCGGCTTGGTCTTTACGTCCGTGTAGAAGCCTAGCTCCTCCTTCATCACGTCGTTGGTCTTGTCGTAGACCTCGCGGGTGTAGAGGTTGGGATAGGCCTTGAACTCGCCTCCGATCATCATGCCCTTGAAGAGCATGGTGTTCGTCAGAATGCCGTGGTTGTTGAACTCGACGGCCAGTCGGGCCCAGTTGTACAGCTCGCCCAGGTGATAGAGTATCTGCGCGAAGTAGTCGGGCTCGACCTGCCCCCGCCACACGCCGACCTGTCGCTTGTGGGCGTCGAGTATCTGCGCGACCGAGTAGTCACCGCCGCTGGTGCCTTTGGAGACGTCCGCGCCGATGGTGTAGTCCATCTTGGGGTCGATCTCGGCGTACATGAGGAGCCGGCCGCGCGGGTTGGTGTCGAACTTCAGCTCCAGCGGATCGTAGTCCATTCGGTGCTTGATTTCCGGCAGCTTCTCCTGCCGCGCTGCGAGCTTGGCGAGATTGAACACGGGCGAACCCGAGGTCAGGAATGCGTCCTTCGGAAAGGTCGGGTACTCCTGGTTCCAAAGGTCCAACCCGTCCAGGGCGATCTTTTGGCGCCGATAGGTGAGCTGGGCATCGTCTAGCCACTCGCCGTATTCGTCGAAGACCTTCTGGACGTACTCGATCTCGTCAGGGGTCCGCGCGAAGCCTTCCGGCGGATCGACGCGATACCGATCGTCAACGAACCAAGGGAGGAAGACTCCGATGTATCCGGAGGTGCCCGCCACGGCAGCCTGCCAGGCCTCGTAGAAGGGCCCGGACATGCCGCGAGCCGTGGACTCGATGGCGACGAACGTGTTGTCCTCGTTCGGCACCGCCTGAAGGAGACCGTTCATGATCTCCTTCGCCTTCCCTTTCGGCCAAAGGCCCACTTCGGAGAGGTGGGCTACCTGGAGGGTCTCGCCCCGGCCGACCGTATCGGCGCCTGCGGTGGCGATCATGTAGCCGCTGTCGAGCTTGTCGAACTTCAGCTCTTTGGAGTTTGCCCGTTCAGTAGAGGGACGAAGGAAAGCCGGCATCTCCGCGTGGTAGCGCTTGGTCATATCGAAGAGCGCCGCGGTCGAGTCCGCCTTGTGCGTAACGACGATGCCCTTGGTGGCCTTATGCTGGCTGATCCACCAGTACATGAAGCCGCCCCACACGGTGGAGAGGCCGAGCTGGCGGGCCTTCAGGATGACCACGCGGATGCGGCCGGTCTCCTGCCATTGCTGGAGAATTGCGTCGAGGAAGCGCCGCTGGGCTCGGTTGAGGACGAACGGGACGATCTTGGCGTCCTTCGTTCTGATCTTCAGGGCCTTGGCAGCGTAGAACTCGAAGTCGTTCAGCAATCGTTTGCGGGTGGCTTTCCGGCGGGCTTCAGTAGCCGGGTCGGCCATGGAGTTACTCGTCGTCTTCCGCCATCTCGTCGAGGAGGTCCTCAGCGGTCTTGACGGTCAGCTCGGCCTTGGTGGTCGGCTTGGATTTGGTGAAGTCGAGGATGAGGCGGCCTAGTGCTGCCACGTCCTTCGCGTTTTCCGACTGGCGGAGGGTCTTGACGGCCTTTTCCAGGGCCTCGACGGCCCGCGGATCGTCTGGGAGCTGCCCAGCGTCTTTCATCTTGGCGATGATCCTCTTTGCGTCACGGGCAGCCTGCTCCTGGACCGCGGCCCACTGGGCGGCAGTCAGGTCTCTTGGCTTCCCTGGGATGGTGGATTTCGGGCGATTGCCCTTACGGGCTTCGATGAGCTTCCGGCTGTAAGCCTTCCGCTCCTCAGGGGTCATGTGCGCCCAAGGCCCCCTCGCCGCCTTCTTAGGGGCGACAGGAGGGGGCTGTATGGGTTCGGAGACCTGGAGGAGTACGAACTCCTCGATCGACTTGGGCTTGTTCTTGACCCCCTTAGGACGACCACGGGGCCGCCCAGTGGGCTTGGTCATGGACAGGGTCTCTTAAGGTAACGGCAGGGTCCGGTGGGACAGCGTGCCGTCTGGTTTGAGGCGCTCGAAGCGCACACGGACCGCGTCGGGAAACAGGGCGTCTTTCGCAGCCAGCCAGTCCTTGTGGGACTGCTTTCCATTGGCGATCCATCCGAACAGATGCAGGGTCCGGCCGCCGTCTTCGGGGGTCACCACGATCATGCGATCGTAATGGGGGCCATCGTCTGGGTGAAAGCGGACCAGGAAGGACCCGGACGGGATCGGTGTTGCGACCAGCCGCATTAACTTCCACCCTCACGGAGCCGCCAGCCACGCACGGCCACTTCCGTGTCCCCGGTGCCTTCAAAGGCGATAAAGCGATGCCAGCGCTTCGCGCGGGTTGCCGCCGCGAAAGTCATGGCGTTGGTCAGCGATTGGGTCTCCGCTCCGCCGAAGACCATGCGGGTTGCGGCGTTATTGGCGCTCCTTGGCCACCATTTAATGCCCACGTCCTTGCGGACCTTGGCGATGGTGCTGCCCGCCCCATAGCCTTCGAAGGCGGACTCGTAGGCGGTGCTGGTATATGCGGTCGTCGTCGCTGTGCCGCCGTTGCGTGCATGATAGGCACTGCCGGTGTACCCGTTGGTCGGGTTGAAGGTCAGCGCCCGCATGTCCTGCATGTCGGCGAGATGACCGGGGTCGGCGGTGAAGCCAAACCACGGGACCCGCCAAGCGTTGTCGGACAGCACCGACCAGCCGCGAACAAGGAAGTCGGCCATATCGGTCGTGTTCGGATCGAAGCCCAAGTCCTCGACCAGGACAACCTTGTCGCCGTCCTTCAGGGTAATGACGATGCCGAACTCGGCGTCAAAGCGGATACTCGGAGTGCCGGTGATGTGCGCCGTCACGCCCTCGGGCATCGCCCCATTGCGGAACGAGAGCTCCCGGATGTTCATGGAGGCGAGCGGCGGCGTGGGCGGGTTAAGCGGCTTGAAGCGCGTGTTACCTGGATTACGGCGCGGGCCAAAGGCCAGTAGATTGCGCTTCTTGGTCTTAGTACCGTCGAGGTTCGCAGCCCCTTCGTACATGAAGCCTTCCTTGGCCCCATAGACCATGTGGCTCCCGAGCCCCACGGACCAGCGGTCTGCGCTCCCATCGGGACCTTGCACGATGACCGCCTGCGCCAATCCAAGGATTTCAACCCCGTCCGGCGCGATCAGAATCTCGTAGAGCCCACCATTACCCATGCCCGCACCGGACGTTTCCACGCCGATATGTGCCACCATGGCGATACCCTGCGGCGTTTGGCGTGCGGTGGTGGGGTCGAACCGACCCTTCTGTATAAGGTAGCCTGAAGACAGCTCGCCAACTGCCCGAACGCCCTGGTGGGCTGTGCGCGAGATTAGCGTCCAGTTTTCGGTGCGTGGGTTATTGAGCCCGTACAGGCCGCCAAGGCCGAACGCGATCCACGCATAGGGAACCTCGGTGAACAGTTCGTTGGGAGCGAAGCGCAAGTAGCTGGTGAACGAAGGACCGCCGTCGATCCGGGGTGTCTCCGCCCATGCGACAAGGTCGCCTGTCCAATTGATACCGTCCGCGGACGTGGCGCGGAGGGTGGCCTGTGTCCCGTAGGGGCCGCTGCCATCCTGCCAAAGTGCATTGGCGCCCGTCTGGTACGCCATGATGAACCCTTGGTCATCCCGCACCACCCAGGGGGTTTCCGGCTGCGTCGAGCCAGGGGCACCCTTGAACACGATGTCGCTGGTCGGGCGAGCGGTCAGCTCGGGCATCCACCCCGCATCATAGGCTTCGCGCAGCGTCTTCCAGTTCGTAGGCACGAACGGGTCGCCAACGCACACGCTCATGTAGATACCGACGCTTGCGCCAGTGCCGGGGCCGTGGTCCGGCGAATTGTAGGAATACCTGCGATCGGGCCAGAGAGGGTGTGGTGCCTTCGGACAGTTGCCGCCGCCCCAGTAGTTACCGTTTCCGGTCAGGCTGCCGTCCGCATTATACATCTCAGGGTACACGTCATTGGCAATGCCATCGACCTTGGTGACCGAGTACGTGGACCGCAGCGTCATGTTCGGCGGGTCCATCAGGGGCTCTAGAGGACCATCAGGAGTAGGCGTTCCGCCGGGTGTCGGAGTCGGCACGGGCGCGGGCATCAAGCCGAGGGCAATCAGGCCCTCCACGAGAGAAGCGGCGGTACTGACCGCTGCTCGCGCCTCGGCGTCCGTGAGGCCCTTTGCAGTCAACGCGGCGGCAACCGCCGTGCTCGTAAGGAGCCCGCCGGACTTCTTCAGAAAACGCATGTTAGGCCTCAGTGGCCTCGAAGGTCTTGCCGGCGCTCGCGCACCACACGGTGACGCTGCGGTTCGTGCTGATCTCGACGGCCTCGCGCGGGCCCACGATGTAGCCGTTGGTCTCCGAGGCTGGCTCGTCGGTTTCGGACAGGCGCATGTCGGCGTCCGAGGTGTTCTGGAAGGTCATGCGCTTCCGGCCATCATTGGCTGCGGCGACGACCTGCATTGCGCCGGCAACGGCGATGGACCCGCCGCGGTCGCGGCCGGTGGTGAGTAGGTCCGACATGGGAGTCCTGGGATGGGGAGCGGCCCCGCCGGTGCGCTTCTATAGAGAGGCGGGCGGGGCTCGTTCGGTGGTTGTGGTGGTTACGGGACCAGCTCGGGGTCCTCATCGAGCGGCGGAGGTGCCGTGTCGAGCCCGGCGGTCTGCAGGGCCACGACCCGGGCGGGGCCAATGCCTGCGCGGTTCAGGAGCTGGCGGAACTGATCGTCAGTCTCCGCGCGGCGCATGATAGCATCCGAAAGCTCGCGCACGTTGGCGGGGTTGGTCGCCGTCATGATCTCCGCGATCCGGTCCTGGACGCCCTGCTTGAAGCGTGCGGTTCCTGCCGGGTTGCCCTTGAGGAGGAACGCGGAGGCAGCGCCGACCCAGTTGCCGTAAAGGGCGTTGCGGGCGACCTGGAGAGCATCGCTGGAGAGCGCCTCGTCCATTGCCTGCCGCGGCTGGGTCTTGGAGTTACCGTAGGTCTCGCTGAAGGTCTTGAACGCCTGGTCCTCGGCCTCCAGTCGATCGTCGAGACGGTTCATGACGCCAGGGCGGCCGGACATTTGCTCGATCGCCTGGAGCTTCTGGACGTCGCCCAGAGCGGGATCGCCGGACCCGGAGAGCCCGATGGACTGCCGGACCCGGTGAGGCACGTTGGCCGTGGGGTACTTCTGGCTCGTCTGAGTCGCCACGTCGGCGAGTGCAGTCCGTGCGCCGGTCATCCAGGCTTCCTGGGCGTGGTCGGGCATCGTGCGGAGCTGCGCCTCGACCTCGGGGCCAGTCACGTTCGACACGTTCTGTCCGTTCGCCAGGGCGTCCTTGATCGCCATTTCGTCGGCGAAGTTGCCCTTAGCGGCCCGATAGGAGTCGTTGGAGTCCTTCAGGTACTCATCCAGTCGCTGCATGACATCGTTCACGCCTCCGCTCTCATTGTCGAGAATGGGACGGCGAGTCAGCGGGTCACGCGGAATGGACTTGTTGAGGGTCCGGACGACCTGGTCGAAGGCCTCGAAGGTCGGCTGCGGGGACAGCGTCACAGAGCCGTCAGGCAGCATCGCGAAGCCCATCGCCTCGGGGTCGTTCCCGCGGTTCTGGATGTTCCGATAGGCCTGCGGGAGGCTGTCCTGGAACGCCGGGCGCTGCATGATCTCCGCCAGTTCCGGCGTGATGACCGTAGGCGAGCCCTCGGCGTAGGCCTGTCGGTATGCCGGTTCGGCAGCGTCTTGGGCTCGGCGGGTGATCGCTTCTGCCTCCAGGATCGGGTCCACAGGGGCGCCCAGCTCCTCGGCAAGGTGACCGCGGACCCGCTGGCCTGCCTGGGCCTGCCGGGCGCTGAGGACCGACCGGGCCCGTGAGGCCATCGGTCCGTTGCCCTGCAGGGCCCACGCGGTGATCCGGCGGGCCGGCTCCGTGGTGTCTGCGGGCATCGCGGGCACGTTGAGAGCAGCGCGTCTGGCGACCTCGTTGGCAATGGCGTCCGGGGTGGCCTGTACGCTGCCCGTGCCCATTCCGGTGGAGATGGTGCCATTCGGGAGCATGTCCCCGAGCATCCGCTCAGCCTGGGCCGAGGCGTCACCCTGGAGGCGCTGCTCGGCGGACTGTAGGGGCCGGCGGGTGATGAACCGGCCAGCGTTGTCGACTGCGTTCAGAGCCGTGGAGACGCCGGGTACGTTCCGCCGGGCGGACGATGCGACGGAGCCTGCCCCGCGGGCGGCCAGGGGGAGACCCCCGCCAACCGCCGAGCCAAAGACAGCTCCGCCGAGGGCATTCGCCACTCGACCGTCGCCCGTGTCGTTCAGGGCGCCCGAGAGCGCACCGTAGCCGGCGCCCGTGGCCGCGCCGTTGACGAAGCCGGCCCCGAGGCCCCCTCCCCGGATCAACCGGGCCGAAGGGAGCATAAAGCTGGTCACCATGCCGCCGAGGTTGAGGCCGTCAGCCGCATCCGGGTTCTCGTGCTCGAAGCCGAGCCGGTCGTCCGTGATCTGCTGTTCGCCCTTGTCGTAGGCGGTGGCCGGATCGAACTCCTCTTCCGTGAAGGGTGCCCGGACGGCGTTCAGCACGACCTCACGGGTCCCGCGGGCGGCCTTGGAGGACCCAGGGATGAAGCCCTCGACGAATGAGGCAGCAGCGCCGCGGATGTTCTCACGCAGGCTGTTCTTGCCGCGCGGCGGGGCCTTGGGGAGCTTGTAGCTAACCCCGTTAGTGACCCGAGCGCCGTTGTTGCGGGCCTTGAGGAAGGCGTTGCCGGTCGCGTCGTCCAGGTCGAGCCCGCGGGGACGCAGGAAGCCCTGCAGGTCCGCTAAGGTGGACTTGGGGTCGGCTGCGAGCTGCGCGTAGGCCTGCTCGTCCTCGGGAGTCAGCTTGGGGCCGTGGTTGGCCTGCACCTGCTGCAGGATTTCGTCTTCGGAGGCGCCGGGGGGCGTCTCGACCTCGTACACGGTCCCATCTGGTGCCGTGACGATGTAGGTGTCCTGCATTGGGTTACCTTTTGGTGATTTTCCAGCCGCCTGGAGCAGGCGCGACAGGACGCGGGGTCGGTGCGCGGGCCTGGGACCGAGCGGGCGGCGGCGTGGGGAGTGACTGCTGGCCGCCGAGCTGCGAGGCGTATTGCTTCTTGCTGGTTTCCAGCAGCTCTCGGAGGTTGCGGATGCGCTCGACGTTACGGTCATCGAAGGACCAGCGGTTCGGCATAGCGGCAACCGCGAGCTTGCTTTCGAAGTCGGACATGGCGCCTTCGCCCGGGGTTCGGGTAGCCGGCCGCGCGATCATGCGCAGAGCGTCCGCGGCGCTGTCGTACTGCTGATTCTCACGGCGCCACGGTAGGTATTCCTTGAGGCCGGCAACGCCCGCGCCGCGCATCGCGGTCTTCTGCAGGTGGTCTAGGCGGTTGAGGATTGGTTCGATACGCTCGATCGTCGCCAGTGCTCGGCGGGCATCATCGCGTGCCTTGGGAGTCTCCAGGCTGCGGTCGACCTCGCCTCCCGTGACGACTCGCCTCGCTCGGCCGGACGCTCGGTAGCGCTCCAGTTCGGCGGCGTGTTCAGGCTTCAGCTTGCCCTGGGCCTCGCCCATTTCGAGGAGCGAGATACGCTCCTTCAGGGGGTCCTTCTGGGGCATTTGGTTTCCTTAGTTGAGAAGGTAGGACAGGTCGTCGTTAGCGGGGGCAACCTTCCGGCCGCCCTTCGAGGGAGCCTTGCCGGACCCCTTGGACCGGGAGATGGCTAGACGCTGCTCGCCTTGCGCCGTCGTGGCGGCAGCGCGGGCCCGATAAATGCCTGTTCGCTCTTGGCGATCGGCATGGACGTCCGCGCGGTAGTCCTTCATGTCCTTGGCGTTGCTTGCCGCCTGCTGGCGCGTGAGCGCCTGGCTGACAGTCATCCCCATGCCCGACGTGACCGAAGCGTACGTAGGGTCATAGGTCGGCGGCATGGTCTCGGCGTCGACGCCATAGCGCTCCGGATTAGCGAGCACGCCCGCGTACGCCGTGGCCCGCTGCTCCTCGGGGAGCTGCTGGATGGCGAACATGACGCGGCCGTTCATATCGGCGACGTCCTTGGGCTTGGTGGCCTTCTCCCGCAGGTAGCCTTGGAACTCCTCGACCGGGCGGTAGGTCCGCTCGCCGGTCTCGGGGTCGGTGATGATCTCGAACGAGTTGTCCGGACCGCCGAACTCGCGGGTCTTGCGCTGTGTAGCGGCGAGCTGGCCTTCGAGGCCGAGCATGTTCTGGCCGGCCAGCGCGGCGCCTTCGGAAAGGTTACGCCCAGAGAGGAGGCCCGTGCCGAGCGCCAGGAGGGTGCGGTGGCGGTTGCCGGGGTCCCACAGGCCCCCGCGGGCGACGTTAGGCGGCGCAGACGGGAGCTGGGCGGTGCCAACGGCCGGGGCCGCACTGAAGGCGCCGAGGGGCATGGTGAGAGGGTTCATGGTGTCGTCTTATTTGAAGGGCTTGAAGCCGAAGCCGCCAGCAATGCCGGCCCCGGTTATCGCGAGGCCAGCGAGGCCACCAACAAGGCCCTGGCTGGTCTTCTGGGTCGAAGTGCCGGTGCTGGTGCCTGACTGGCCCCACTGATTGGCCCCGACGATCCCGAAGTAGCGGTTGAGGAGGTCCCACTGGCGCTGGTCTTCGCCCTGCCACTTGGCGTAATCCTGGTCGAGCTTGCCCTGGTTGTCGGCCTGCTCCGCTTCGTTCGCGCCGAGGATCTGATCGTATGCACCGTATCCGGTCGCTGCGCCGGCCTGGAGTGCGCCGATCCCCTGCCCTGCCAGGCCCGAATAGGCACTGGCGGCGGTCCCGAGAGCACCGAGGCGGGTGTTGCGGTCGTTCTGGGCCAGACTTAGGCCCCGATTGTAGGCATCGCCTCGCAGGGTCGCCGAAATATCGGCAACGCGGTCCTCCGCGCCTCGGCGGGCGATGCCCTCGGCAACGCCAGCTCGGCTGGAGTTGATGTTGCCGGTCCCGGACGCTGCGCGATTGAGGGTCGGGAGCGTCTGCTCGTTGAGGTTACGGACGACGTCGCGACTATTCGCGTCGATCATCGCGTCTAGCTGAGGGTTGGCCGCGTACTTGCCGGCGGCGTCTATCGTCGCCTGCGTCGGGTCTGCGCTGGCCTCCGCCAGGTACTGGTCGAGCGTCGAGCCCGCCTTACCGGCGTATCCAGCCAGGTTCTGGCCGATCGAGCTGAGTTGACCCGCGGTGGCAAGGCCGGTCCCAGAGGCGTAGCCCTTGAGGGCATCGAGCGAGGCCTTAGCCTCCTCGGTCATGCCCGCGTAAAGGTCACCCTTATAGAACGGGGTCCCGGAGGAAGAATTGAAGGCGCCCTGCGCGGCGTTGAAGGCGCCCTGCAGGTACGGGAGCTGGAACTTGGACGGCCCGGTTTCGGTCGTCTCGGAAGATTTGGTGGTGGTGGAGCCGCCGAAGAGGTCGCCCATGTGGTCTTTACGTCTTATGTATTTCCATGCGGCGGTGGTGGCGGTCGGTAAACGACGCAGCCCAGCGAAAGCCGAACATGGCGAGGAACTTGGTGTGCTTGCGGTCGCCCGGCTCGTGCAGGGCGTAAAATGGTCCGCCGTGGAGGCCCTTTAGGGTCTCGAAGTCGGCGGCTAGTCGGCGCTTGACCTCAGGGGTCCAGCGTCCGTGTACGTCGCAGTGGATAAAGGTGTGGCGCGGTGTCGCCTGCTCTAGGTACAGCGTGTACACAGAGCGGCGCACAACTGGCACCTTGAGCTGGTGATCCGGCTCCGGGAGTTGTTCCCCCATACTCTGAGGTCTCCCGGAGCTAGAGTGATGTGATTCTACCCGCCCAGTTCAGCGATGCGGGCGTCTAGGTCGGCTATGACCTGCCTGATGTCTGCCAGATTGGTGCTGATGTTCTGCAGCTCCCCGTCGACATACGGCGGGTAGCTTGTGGGGGCCGCCGGGCGGACGCGCTTGCGGTAGGGCGTGAAGCCCCGGACGCGCTCTCGCATCTTCTCGAGAATTTCGGTCGGTATCATCGGCGCCCCCGGACTACGGTCTGGACGTCGAAACCGGAGAGCTCGAAGTCACCCGTTCCCCGGACGCCGAAGCGGTAGGCCAGGTACTTGCCGCCTTCGTTGATGTCGATCTTGGTGTCCACATCGGGGTCGAAGGTCTCCTCGTCACTCCAAACGGGCTCCGCGTTGACGCGGTCGGTCCCGCCGAACTGCCAATAGGAGTCCTGCGGGTTCTCCACGGAGAGCTGCGGCCATATCGCCTGCAAGTGGATGTACTGGGCGATGTTCTTACCGAGGATGTCCAGGTCCAGGCCCGTCCGTTCGACGAACGCAGGCTTGAGGACCTCCAGTTCTAGTGGAACCGAGAGGGTGCCGCCGTCGATCAGGTCGTAGCCGTAGAGGCGCGGCGCCGTAATACCGGCGGCAGCGTCCGAGCGGCCCACGAAGAAGACATGCTGGCTCTCGTCGCCCTCCGTGGAGAGGAAGAAGCCCTCAGCGTCGTCCCAGGCGATCGTGTCGTCATCGTCCCAGCTCTTCCCGGAGACCAGCGAGGACCGGCAGGAGCCGGTGACGTTCGGCAGGTCGTAGAAGGTCCAGGTGTTGTTGCTGTAGTTGAACACGGCGGCGCGGTTGCAGCCAGTCGTAGGGTTATGGAACCCAACGAGCCGGTCGGAGGACGGGTAACAGAAGCGGACCTCGGACAGGCGGGCGTCGTGGCTGACGAAGCAAAGGCTTGCCCGAGAGGAATCCAGGGCGTCAAAGACGAACTTCCGGACCCGGGCGTCCGCGATCGAGCGCGGCTGGACCCCGTCGTGGACGTAGATGTCGTTGCGATCGAACACGAAGTGCTGGCCGGCCACCTGGACGACGCAGTTCGGGGCAATTACGCCGCTCTCGTCGAAGAGCTTGGTCCAGGCGTAGATGAAGTCGCCGCCGACGAAGTCCATCTGCCACACGGAGTTTGTGCAATAGATGATGAAGCTGTTGCGGAGAGCCAAGCCGTCCACGATCGAGTGCTGCATCTCGTTGACGATGTTCTCGCCGGCCGAGTTGGTTGTGCTCGTCGGGTCCCAGGAGCTGGGAGGTCCGCCGAAAGCGGTGATGTCGGACCACTTGACCATGGTCGGATAGTAAGCTCCGTCCTTAGTCACGCCGAGGGCGACGAGCTGGTCCTTGAAGGCCCTGAGGACCTTGCAGCGAAACGTCGAGGGCCAGCCGGGGATCGGCGAGTATGTGCCGTCGCCGGGGGCCTTGTAGAGCGGAACGTGGCTCTCTCGGGTCAGGTAGCTGACACCGCCGAGGAAGCAGCTCGTGATCGGCTTGGGCTCCGAGCTTCCCACGTGACCTGCGGGGGTCAAGTCGTCGAACGACGAGCCGTTGAGGCGTCGGATTGTCGAGAAGTCGGCTGCGGCCATCACGATCTCGTCGTACCCCCCGGCTGCGGGAGGGATGGCGATCGCATGGCCGGGCTCGAAGGGAAGCGCGGCGATGGTTCGGGGGGCCGGACCGCGGGACACGCGACCGCCGCTGAAGCGCACGTTCACGCCGGCCGTGAAGACTGCAGGGTCTTCAAGGTCCGCGGGGTGCATGTCGGTCACGATGCCCCCGGCGCCAAGGCGGCGCACTGGGAACGTGGGCATTGAGGCTCAATTAGGCTGGATATGAATAGGGTCGGCCTGACGCTTCCGTGGGCTCGCAGGGGCCTGGAGGGCCAGCAGGAGCAGCGGGAGCACCAGCAGGCGCAGAAGGGAGGCCAAGGTTAGACCTTCATGATGTAGTTGAGAGCAATGCTCGGCTGGGTCACGTCGATCGTCGCGGCGTGGGTGTGGCCCGGCTGCTCTGCGGTCGTCAGGGTGTGCGTGTGGCTCCCACCCGTGGTCGCCGTGGCATTGATGCCGTGGCTGTGGCCGGGATCGTTCGTGGCGACGTCGCTGAGCGCGTTTCCGGTGCCGCCCTGGGCTAGGCCGCCACGCTGGGTCTCGGTGACCTGCAGGCCGGTAGTGGCGCTGCCGGTGGTTCCAGTGACCGTGTGCGTGTGCTCGCCGCCTGCCGCGGTCGTCGCGGTGTGGCTGTGGGCTCCGCCTACTTCGGTCGTGATGGTCCGGCTGGCCTGGCCGTAGGGCTGCAGGAGCGCGTGGGTGTCGGAGACGCCGATCGGGACCCGGCCGCGCATGTCGGGGGTCTTGATGGTGCCGCTGTTGTCGGACCGCTGGACCGTCTGGCCGTTGCAGATCGCCCAGCCCGTTGGGGCCTCAGCGCCGTAGTAGAGCGTGATGGCGCCGACAGGGACAATCTGGTCCTTGAGGCCGTTCAGGAACGTGTGGGTTACCGCGGCGTCCAGAGGACCGGCCAGGCCCGGAAAGGTGTTCTTCAGAGCCGACTTGATGAGGCGGATATGGTCATCGCCTTCCTTCAGCCGGTCGGCCCCGGACGGATTGCCGGAGTTGAGCTGGTGGATGTAGAGGGCGGTCTCAAGTGACATAGGGTTACCTGCGGCGAGCCGCGGTTTGAACCGGACGCCAATGATTGAGTGATTTCGAGGTAGGCTCCATCGGAGGGAGCATCGGGAGAAACTGGAGGAGTCCTAAGGGACCCTAAGGGTCTATCTATAAGACTAAACTACAAGAACCTGCAGGAGTCCTTAGGTATCCTAAGGGAACCTAAAGCCCCCTATAGTCCCCCATTGGGAGACCGGCAGGGCCCTGTAGACAGTCTGGAATTGCAGACAGTTGTGCATACGGTCGCACTAATTCCAAGTAGCTGATATTCCTAGGTTTCCTGAGAGGCCTATGGGACCTGGATGGGACCCGATGGGACCCGGGGTTTCAGCGGGTGCCTGGGGGTTCTGGAGCAGGTTTGCGGCCTCAGGATTGGGTCCCCGAAGTGGCCCGATGGGACCCAAAATAATGGGGCGATCGGCACGGGGCCGGAATTAGCCTGCCAGGCGCCCCTATTTCCAGCAGAAAACTACAGGGAAACCCGTGCGTTAACTGAGGTCCGAGTGGCCGCGGACGGCGCGAGCGAAGCCGTCGATTGCGAACCGTTTCCACCAGCGTCCCGGCGGGCTCCCGTCGCCCCGCGGAAGGGGACCCGGAAGCATCGGTCCCCCAGCTATTGGTCCCCCAGACCACGCTGTAACCCGCAGGAAACCGTGGGTTGTCACTGGATGCTGAAGCCAGCGCGTCCCGGGGATCGGCAGGATCGGCAGGACATTGTGCCTATCGCGGCCTTTCCATCCGAGCTTCCAGACATTCAGGCCGCCGAGTGTTTCGGTCCGCGTAAGTCAACAGGCGATGACAACGCCAGCGAGGGACCGAGGAACCCGCCGTCACCCTAAGTCTCTCACCGTCACCGCGACGACCGCATGTAGCGCGACGTGCCACACGATCCCATTATTCGAGTCTAGCACCAGCCGGGCCACCGGCTCGTCCACGCCGTCCGCTATCGACACCTCAGACACCTGCAGGCCCGCAGAGTGAGCGGACAGGACCACATGGACCTGCTGTCCGTTCTTCAGGGCTACGGCGGCCTGCTCGATCAGTGCCCGCCCTGCCCGTGTCCTATCGTCCATCCCCAGTCTCCTGCTGTTACCTGCCGTCACCATAGGCCCGGCAATGCGCATCCGGCATCTGAAAAATAATCTGCAGTTGCTGACGATTTCCTATTGCGGACCGTGTACACCTATGCCAAACAGTCTGCAGACGCTGACAGTCAGCGACTGAGACCGGGCTCTCCCCCGGATTTCCAGAGAGGGACGCTTCATGCGTCTACGGACCGACAGGCGGCTACGCCGCTGGGCGGTTTGGGCGACGGTAGGGCTCAATCTAGCCGCCGCCCTCCTAGGGCTCCTTAGGAAGCTCTAGCGCCATCCCCCGAACCGGCATGAGAACCGGGAGGGGGCCTCTCCGATACCACAACGCCATCCACCGGAGAAGACACCATGGCTCAACCACTCACGACCGCATTCGATCGAGGCTACTTGGCCGGCGAGCAGGCCGGGCCGTGGGGCGCCAAGCCCGCTAATCCGTACAAAAGCCAGCGGCTATTCAATACCTGGGAGTACGGCTTCAGCCACGCCCAACTAGCTGCGCGGGCACAACGCGATCCCCACGGGCACCCGCAGGGAGCCTAAGGCGCCCCAAAGTCCTCCCAAAGTCACGCCTAGATATTCCGCAATTCCCGACATTCCGCAGGAGTAATCCCCATGCTAACCGAAGTCCTCTACCTGACCCGCAAAGGTGACCGGCAGCAACTCGCCGCCGACATTCGCAAGGCCCTGGAGCCCCTCGGCGTGACCGTGGCGGTTCGCGAAGGAACCCGAGACCTCGCCGTCACCCTCAGCGGCCACGGGCTTAGCGCCCTGGTTCATCTGGACGCCAGGGCACAGTCGGAGGCGCCGATGATCCACTGGCATGAGGCCCAGCGGGACCTCGTGGGCGCCGTGCGGGGCGCTTGGTCGGACGTGAACAACATTCATCGCCGGAAGGCCACGTCGTTCCCCTGCAGCATGATCGACGTCATCGAGCGGCTGCAGCGGGGCTTTCAGGCAGCCGCAGATGGCTCGGCATTCATGCCGTACCCTGCAGGCACCGAGATGGCGGCGGCGGGTGACCACAGGGTCGAGCCGGGCACGGTGGGGCGTGTGGTCGACTGCTCGCATGAACACGTCCGCCTGCGCTTCGCCGATCATCGCGTGTTGTGCTTCGCTCCGGACGCCGTGGCCCTCGTGCCTCAGCAGGTAGCGGCATGAGCCCCGAGGCCTTCGTGTCCCTCGCGGTCCACAGCGTATTCGCCGGGACATTCTTCGCCGCCGCGTGGAGCCTTGTCGACTGCGTCAGGGCCGCCCTGCCCCACATTCGTCGCCTGATGGAGTTGGACCAATGAGCACGCCCCGCAAGCAAACCACGCGGTATCTCAAGGTCTCCTGCGACTGCTGCGGGTGGACCGCCCGCGTCACCTCCAAGCACCTCAACGGCCGGAGCCTGCGGTGTCCCGATGAATACTGCGAGGGCGGCCTGGAGCGGGACGCCTGATGCCCCCGGAGGGCCGGTGCGATCGGCCCCGAGGATGGCCTCTGTCTACCCAAATCGCCTCCGTTCCGCCTCCTCTTCGCTCTCCGCCAGGGGCCCGGAGCCACCCTCGAAGTTAGCCCAACGGAAGAACGGCGGTTCCGGCGAGTCCCGCAGGATCGTGAAGTCCCCGAGCTGCTCCGCCAGGAGGTGCGCAGCGTAATACTTGGCCCAATCGCGGGCCTTCGGGACATCGGAGACGAACAGCTTCCTCCGGTCCCGAGGCCACTGCTTGATACATTGGACCAGCAGTCCCTCTAGCTCCTTAATGGGCACCGGGTGCGGGCTCGCCCCGTCATAGAGCTCACAGCCGTACAGCTTCCGCAGTATCTCCGCGGCGGCCGATTGGAGCCGGAAGTCGGCGAAGCGGTCCCAATGGTCCGCCGCTACGGCCTTGCGGTCCTGGTGTCCCCAGCCGCCCATCCCAGCGAACAGACAATAAGTCAGCTCGTCCATTCGGACCTGTCGCATCTGCGTATGTGCTCCTTCGCGTCGCCTAAGGAACATATAGAGAACGAAAGCCGGCAGCGCGAGTCCTATCTAAGCCCGTACAAGGCCGCGTGGCGCGGGAGGTGACATTCTGTCCCCCAGGCCCCCAAGCGACTCACCGAGCACATTCCACCGGCGGCAGGACGACCAGCCGGGGCCTTTTTGCGACCAGTCGTGGAACTAAAGGTCTCCGTAGTAACACGTAGGATGGCATAACCCCTTGCATCGGATGGTTAACCGATGGCATTATGTCCCTGTCGGCACTTGCCGCCACACGAGGAAACGCACATGGCCCCGCGACAACGCAAAGGCTCGGGAGTAAACCCATCGGATACCTTGGGAACTCCCGAGGGCCGTGGGGGACAGAATGTCACGCAGCGTTCAGCTTCGATGGGCGATAAGGCGCCGCAAGAGTACCAGGAGGAGCTGGAAGCGTACGACCGCATCAGCCGTCTCTTGGAAGTTGCCGAGCTGGCCCGCCAAGTATTCACAAGGCCCAGCGGAGTATTGCTTCCGGTGACGCCCGAGCGAGTCAAAAAGATACGCGAAGAGCTGGGACTGTCGCAGGCAGGACTTGGCCAATTGCTCCGTCTCGGCGCCCACGGGAAACGGACTGTCGCCCGTTGGGAAGCCGGGGACGTCCCTGTGTCTGGACCAGTCTCGGTGGCCTTGGAGGCCCTTGAGAGCGGATGGAGCCCAGGGGACGGCAGATGGCACGATCTACGGCAGGCTTATCTGTCCGTCCTCGACGCTATCGACGATGCCGTTCGCCAAGCCCGCGAGCAGGTACACGCTACAGGAGCCGGCCGCGACGATGACAAGGACAGCCGTCCTTAGTGGAGCGTATCGGGTAGCGCTATGATGATTGACGTAGAACGTATTGAGGCAGTGGGATCGGCTCTGACGGTCGCGCTCGATGAAGGAACGGCCGAGTACATGGGAGACGGAGCTTTCGTGGTGTTTCAGGAGGTCGACGGGGAGACCCAAAGGCTCACCCTGACCACTGACGATCTCCGCAGGATGCTGGACATGGCCTAGATTGCCCTGGGAGACTCACCAGGACCGCTAGGGGCTCGGGAGGTATCCTGGGCCCCTTTTGCTTGCCTAGCGCTCCAGCAGGCCCCAAATGGGCTCTGGAGGAGCGTGTCTAATGGGCTGGCTGTCAATCGCAGGGATCATTGTGCTGGGCTTCGGGCTCGTCTGGGCGTTCAACGAGGACCGCTCGACCAAGCGGACGTTGCGATCGAAAAAGAACCCCCAGCCTCCCGAGGGAAACTGAGGGTATCTTTTAGAAACCGTCGATCACTGCGCGAGTGAGCGCGTGAAGCTTGGCTTGCTCGGGATGCAGTCGGACCCACTGGCCTGTGTAGGCGGCGAAGTGCTTCCGGAAGAACTCGTCGAGCCGAGGGCGGCCCGTCGTGACCTTGGGGTCCACGAGGTAGCACTCCCGATCGTAGAGCTCATCCGAGACCAGCGACACGTCGAGCACCTCATAGGCGTAGGCCCAGACGGACACACGGATACGGCGGCGCCGTTCGGTTTCCTCGGGGGTGCCCCAGGTCGACATTAGGCCGCCTTGGGCGCCTGCCAGATGCGCAGGGCCCCAGCGAGGTTGCGCTGCCAATCCGCCCAGTCACTCGTGGCCTGATTGATTGTCAGGCTAGGCATCTCGGCAATCGCCTCAACTACCGCTTTCAGAAGGACGAACGCGAGGTACAGCGGGATCATTAGCGGCAGCAGAAGCCAGAAGAGCAGCGTGTTTAGCGCTAGAGCCATCACGGCGACCACGATGGCAGGGCGGCGCTTCCAGGGGCTCGCCTGTCTGTGCGCCCGGTTGGCGAAGCGGACGATAAGCGCCTTCATGCGGACACCTTGGAAGCCCGGCTGCGCGGGTAGCCTTCTTCGGCCTCCAGCTCGTCCTGCAGCATCGCTAGGGCCCGCCATGCGAGCCGGGCGGTATGGCGCATTCCGCGTCCGTCGAACTTCCCGCGGTCCACGAGGTGCCGCATGATCTTATTGGCGTGATCGGTCGACTTGTCCCGCGCCCAGTGCATGGGCTGGCCGGGATTGTGCTGATCGTTGCCGATCTTCGAGACCTTCGAGACCTCCGCGAGCGCGTTCGGGAAGTAGTCCAGCAGGCCATCGGCCATCGGGTACTCCCCGCGCTTTGCATCGTCGTCGGGCAGCGACAGGGTCGAGAGGTCCGGCTCCGGGGACGCAGTCCGACACGCTTCGCGCAGCGCGGCGGGCGAACCGTGAACCGAGGCGCGGCACTTCTGGCAAACAGGGTCTGAGACGTACAGGCCCTCTTCGCGCACATCGTGGGTCGGATGGACGTCCACTGGCGTGAGTGCAGCCCTAGCTTGGGGAGCAATCAGGTTCCCCATCAGCCAACTACCTTCCCCAGGAACGCCAGGAGCGCGGCGATCTGTTCGTCCCCCAGGACCACGTTGTGCAGCGTGCCGTCCTCGGCGACCTGCGAGAGGGCGACCACGCCGTCCCCCATGTTCGTCACGGTGAGGGCGTCGAAGCCGTCCTGGTCGAGGACTTCGGCGCCACTGAACTTGTTCAACTCTTGCATTAGGCTTCCTTCGGATGCGGTCAGTTGGCGGGGGCGTCCAGCTCGATGTCGAACTGGGTCAGGAGGCAGGCTTCGCGCTCGACCAGCAGGGCCAGGATGGCCCCCAGGTCTTCGCGGGTCAGCGTGAGGGAGACAGCGCCGTTCTTCGTGGTCACCGTCAGGGACCCGCTGCCCGCCTGGGCGGCCTGGAGGCCCCGCAGGTTCGGCAGTCGGTTCGCTGCGGCCCCGATGACGCGGGCTTCGGCTTCGGTGAGGCGGCCCTTGGGAGGCGCGAGGGCCGGGAGGTTCATGCTTCAGGTGTCCACAGGATCGGGCGACGGGCCTCGCGGTCCCAGTCGGTGTGTCGGAGGATGCGAGCCAGGCGGGCATTGAGCAGCGCCAGCTCTTCGGGGGTCTCAACGCCGGCCTTTTCGAGCGCGGCGGGTTTCTTGCGGCAGCCGTCGCGATAGGCCTGGAGGATGTTGGCCCAGGGGTCGCCGGCCTTCGCCAGGACCTTCTCAGCCGACACCGGGCCGATGCCTGGGCAGCCGTGGTAGCCGTCCGTGCTGTCGCCCATCAGGGTCTGATAGTGCCAGAAGCGATCGGCGCTCTCCTGGTCGGTCTCGATCAGCTCGGCCTTCCCGGAGGTGGAGCCGCTCCAAATCTCAACGTTGGGCAGGGTCTTCATGTCCTTGTCTTCGGACACGATGACGCGCCGGACCGAGGAGGGCCGGGTTGCGAGGATGCCGATGTAGTCGTCCCCTTCCAGGCAGTCCTCCAGGACCACGCGGAACTGGCCGTCTTCCTTCAGCTCCCGCACGATCTCCCAGTAGGAGACCGGCTTGCGGCTGGCAGCGCGGTTGCCCTTGTAGAGCGGCCACACGTCGTATCGGAAGTTGGACTTCCCCGAGAACACGAGGACGGCCTCGTCGGCGAAAAGCTTCTTCACGTAGCCGTCGATCGACTTCAGGAAGTTCTCTTTCGCCTCCTCTCGGGAGCAGTTGAGGATGTCCACGGTGTCCCCGTGGGTGTTCGTGAAGCTGGCAACGCGCTCGACGGCCGAGCAATCCCGGTAGAGCACAAAGTCAGCGTCGATCAGGAGCTGAGTCGTCATTACGTTCCGTTTCTGTTCTCAAATCCAACATGTCCATAGGAAAACTCCTACGGTTGCCTGCGTGTGGTCATGTCGGTAGCTAAGGCACTGACATTCCTAAAGACGGCAGCACTGCGCGTCTGGAGGAAGTCCTCGGACAGCGTTCCGTCCTAGGGGTCAGAAGTTCCAGGGGTGGTATTCAGCCTCGATACGGCCCGTGAGCTGGGCCAGCGGGTAGACGAAGCGCTTCGGCGGGTGGCCGGCGTGCTCCTGGAGGATGTGCAGGCAGCCATCGGCCACCTCGTAATCCAGCCGGGTTACGGTGAGGCCGCAGGGGCCCTTCCCGAGGCGGAACTCTGCCACCTCGTCGCGGAAGGTGCCCTGCTGGGACCACGAGGCCGGAAAGCGGATGAGCTTGAGGGTCATTCGGGCTCTGTCGGTTCCGGCGAGGGAAGCGCCAGCACAGCGGACGCCTCCTCGATTTCCGTGAACTCGGCTTCGATGATCTCCGGCGTAAGGACCCAGATGGCAGGGTAGCCCATCAGCGCCTCCGCTCGATCACTTCGGTCGTGACGCGCTCGATCTGAGCCCAGCCGCCTTCCTTCTCGCGCTGCTGGGACGCGAAGGCCCGGGCGTGGCGTGCAGGGTCCTTGCCCTCCAGGTGGTCGAACTGTTTCCGGCCGCCCTGGTAGCGGACCTGATACTGGACCTGAGGGCCCTTGCGGTTACTGAGGAGCACGGGCGCCTCGGACGGCTTGGATGAGACCGACCAGGGAGTCTACCGCAACGGCAACGCACAGAACCAAGCCCGGCCAAGCAACCAGCGGGCTCGGGACGATGGTCGCTAGGCACCCCACGGCCAACATGCTGTAAGCAGCGGGTTCGGGAAGACGGCGCATCAGCGCAGAGCCCTTTTGGTGACCGCCACGCCGATAGTCAGCGTCACCAGGAAGATTACCGCGGCAATCGCGAACGGGACCCACAGGGGCGCCAGGACCCAGAGCCACGACCATGCGATGATGCCGAGGAGCTTGAGGGTGATGAAGATGATGGCGAGAACGCCACAGAAGCCGATCTGCATTGGATTATTCCTTGGGAGCGTGCGCGGGGCACGGGTTGGCGTTCGCGGCACGCAGCCGGTCACGTTCAGCGATGCGGACGCGACGGTCGGCCATCGCGAGGCGGGCGAGCGTGTACACGTCGTCGCCCTGGCGGATGAGGTTGCCGGGATAGTCCGGCAGCGGAACCTGCTCGATCTCGCAGGCGACCGGGACGGCCACCTTGGCGACCACAGGGGCAGGCGGGGCGGCTTCGAGGGTCGGGCGGTCCGCTTTACTGCACCCACTCAGAAGCAGCCCCACAAGGCCGAAGATGACGAGCGCAGCAATCCACGCCCACGGGTTCGGCTCAGGCTCCGGCCGCGCTGCCATGAAGAACACGCCGGGGCCATCCGTCTCGATGTCGAAGACGTAGCGCGTCGGGGTCTTACCGAACATTGAGCATCTCCTCTTCGAGCAGCGCCCGTGCCGCCTCGCAGCGATCGTCGGGCACCTGGACGGGCGCCCGGATCAGCTCCGCAGCGCGGCTCTCGTTGGACCGGGCGACCGCGTCGGCTGCCCGGATGCCGGCTTGGTAGGTGGCGCGAGCTGCGTCCGACTGGGCCCGCAGGGCGTCGATCGAGGCCGACTGGTCCTGCAGGAGCTGATCGCGAGCCCGCAGCTCCTCGCCGCGCTGGTTGGCGACGGTGACCGCGAGGTCGGCCCTCCCCTTCTCAGCGTCGACCGAGGTCTGGAGCGAGGTGACTTGGTCCTGGGCGTTTCCGAGGCGGTACGTCTGGAGCCCTGCGAAGGCGCCTGAGGCGAGCGCAAGGGACCCGAGGCCCCAGGTGAGGGCCTTGGTGGTCAGGTTGAGCATTAGGCCCTCCTTGGGGCTTAGGCCGCCAGCTCCGCGATCTTGGCGCGGGCCTGGGCGAACAGGTTGAGAGTCTGCGGGGTCCCGGTGGAGCTGGAGACGACCACGTCGCCGTCCGAGTTGATGCCCACGAGGGCGATCGAGTGGAGCCCGCGGGCACCTTCGAGGACTGCGGCCGGGTCGACCGAGAAGTCCCACGACGGGGTTTCGGTGGGCTGCACGTTCCGGACGGCCAAGTGGTGGCCGTAAATGTGCATGCCGGTCTCGTCGTAGTAATTGCCATCGACGATCCGGATGGCCCGGCGTCCGTTGTAGTAACAGGCTTCGTCGCCGTAGTCGTCCGAGTAGGCGCGGTGCCCGTATACCGGGGAGCCATCGGCATATTCGACCGGCCGCGACCAGTCGATCAGAGTATTCTGGGTCATGGGTCTTCCTTGAGAAACGCGAGGATGTCCGGGTCGGCGGCGAAGTGGCGGCCGACGTCGTCTGCATCCCGCTGAAAAAGAAACCCGCCGCTTTGGATAAGCAGACGGGTCCCTAGGAACAGGCGGTAACTCCAGGCTCCGTTGGGGAGCTGGAGGGTGTCGTGGTGGACTCTAGGCAGCGAGGACCTCGCAAGAGCGATACTTGCCGTCCACGAAGGTCATCTTGAGGAGCGGCCGGCAGGTGTCTCGCGAGAGGCGGCCAACCTCCTCTTCCGTGAACTCGGAGACCGAGCCGCCCTCGGAGGACGGGTAGACCGCGAAGGAGCGCTCCGTCGTCTCGGGGACATTCACGAGGTCGTCATCGTCTTCGCGGCCGGCATAGTAGAACCGCCCGTCGTCCGTGAAGGTCGCAGCGATCTCTTCGCCGCCCGCGGACGCGATGAGGGCAACAATCGGATACTCGACGTTTTCCCGATCGGTGCAGATGATGCGGGCCTTGCGCCCGTCGCGGGTCTGGACGGGCTTCGTGGGGTCGAACATGGTGATCTCCTTGGGGCCCGTCAGTCGACGGGATGAATGTGGCTGCTGGGGCAGTGGGCGCAGTCGCGGCGGACGAAGGTTTCCCACTCGTCGCGGTCGAAGAGGCTGTCGCGCCAGGCGTGGAGGCCGAGGGCGCAGAGGATCATGCGGAGGGTCACCACGTGAAGCCCGCCGCATCCAAGTAGACTTGAGCGTGCCGGCGGATGACCGAGTTGACCGGCCGGGCCGGCGCGATCGAGCGGTGAGTCACACGGGCAAAGACCCGCCAGCCCGACTTCTGGGAGACGGCCCCGCGGTGCGGCGTGTGTTGCCACATTGCGTTCCAGGTGTTCGGCTGGATGAAGCGTGTCATCAGTGAGCCCACGCCGTCCATGTCGAGAAGGAAACGAGCGATCTCGCGGTGGGAGCTGGGTGTCCGGGGCATGACCAGCGGCCGGGCCAGGAACTCGGTCGCAGGGCCGTCGCTGATCCAGAGCAACATCGGCGGGGTGTCGTAATCGATCAGATCGAACCGGAGTCCGGTGTCATCCCGCTGGACCATGTCGGTATGCCAGTTGGGGATGCACGGGTACTGCCCGGCCATGAGCATGTGGACCTTGACGTCCAGCTCGTAGTCCTCGGGGTTCTCCACCGGGATCGAGGCGATCAGATCGGCCATCTCGGGCATGAGCTGCGCCGCGAGGTGCAGAGGGGCGCGGAAGAGGCCGCAGTGGCCTACCTCAAGAACCTTCGGATCGAAGGAGATGGCGGTCTCGGAGACGAGCCGCGGGGTATTCAGAAGGAAGGACACTGGGAAACTCCTCAGTCGTCGGGTTCGGTCTTGCGGGTGATCCAGACGCCCACGCCACCCGCCACCAGGATCGCGGAGAACCCGGTGGCGTAGTCGGTGGCGTTGAAGGCGTTCTGCTGGGCGATGGTGCTCCAGGCGGCGAGCGCCAGGAACTGCACGGAGCCGAGGCACCAGTAGACCCGCGCCGGGGCGTAGGTCTCGCCGTCCTTAGCGGTCAGCAGGTGCTTTAGCGCGGCTCCGAGCCTGCGGAGCCAGCCGAGCATGTCAGGCGGCCTGCAGCTCGTAATAGCCGGCGTCGCGGTCCTCCAGCGGGCCGCCATTCTGGAGGGCAGTCAGGAACTTCGCCTGCTCGACGACCACGCGGGGGCTTGCGATGCCGCCAGGGGCGTCCTCGATCGTGATGCCGCCCGCCGCCAGGACCGCTGAGGCCTGTTTGACGAACTGGACGACTTCGAGGGTCTCGCGGGCCTGGATGTCGAGCTGCTGGCGCGTGTAGGCCAGTTCGGTCATGGCGCGAACGAACAGGTCGGTCATGCCGAGACCTGCGGCATCTGCAGTAGCCAGCGCGGCCTGCAGTTCCTCGCGGTCAGCCATGAAGGCGTCCACGGCCTGCTCGTGCTGCTCCAGGCTGCGGAGGGCGTCGTTGCGCTTTTCGGCATAGACAAGGGCGTTCATTCGCCAGTTGTCCCGCGAGAACTCGGCCACGGCGAGCTGGCTGCGCAGCGCGGCGATGGTGCGGCGGACGAAGAACGGGTTCAGGTAACGGAGAAACTTCATTGGATTGTCTCCAAGAGGGAGAGGCCGGCGGCAGTGATGCGCCAAGCGCGGCCCCAGGTGAGCTGATCGTGCCGGACCGTGAGGAGGCCCAGGCACGCAGCGATGGCGATCTCGTCCGCGTGGGTGCGTGCGAAGTCGGAGCGGGTTAGGAAGGGCCGCTCCCAGGCCCTGCGAAGGACCGGGAGCAGCTCGGGAGTATCAATGGCACTCTGCCCAGTTGGCGCCGGGTTTGACCTCGACGTCGGTGGGGCACTTCCAGGAGGCGAAGGGTTCGCCAGCCCGGCGGCCGGTTTCGATGAGGATGGCAGAGACTTTCTCCTCCAAGCCCTCCCGAACGGCGACCTGCAATTCGTCGTGAATCCATCCAAGGAACACGACGTCTGCATCTCGGTCCCATTCGTCGCCGAGGCCTTCCGAGAGCTTCAAGCCGGCTTCGACCAGGGCCTTTTCGGCCATGGTGATCCAGCTCTTGCACAGGACGGCGCCGGCAGATTGGAGGAGGGTGTTGAGTGCAGCGTGATCGCTGCGGATGGGCAGAACGCGCCCGTCGAGGCCCTTGAGCCAGCCCTTGCCGGCCGCGTCCTTGACGTACGTGAGGAGCTTCTTGAGCGCCGGGAACTTACGCAGGAACGCCGCGGAGAGCTGCTCGCCCTTGTAGATCAGCAGGAGCTGCTTGCGGGTGAGCTTGATCTTGCGCCGGGCGTATTTGTCGCGGATCGCGATGAGCGCCTTGCGGTGCTTCGGATCGGACAACCACAGCTTCTCCTCCTCAGGGGTGACCCCAGGAATCGAGCCGAGCTTCTCGGGGCCGGCGCCGTACAGAAAGGCATAGATGAACGTCTTGGCGACGTCCCGATACTTCTTGTGGGCGGGGTTGTTCTTCTCGTCTCGGACGGTGTCATCGGGAAGCCCGAAGAGCGCCTTGGCGTTCTCCCAGTGGACGTCCCCGTGGAGGACGATCTGGATGTACGCGCCTCCGTCGAAGGCGGCCATGAAGCTGCCGAGGCAGCGGAGCTCTAGGCCGCTTTGGTCAGCCCCGAGTTGCTTCCAGCCGCGGGGGACGTGGAAAAGAACTCGACAGTCCCATCCATATTCCGCGCCCACACTCGGGACCTGGGCGATGTTGGGATTGCTGTGTGTCGCGCGGCCCGTGAGAGCGCCATTGGTGTTATACCGTGCATGGATGCGTCCTTTCTTGGTGACTTGCTTGAGCCATGCCTGGCTGCCCTCTCCGAGCTGCCCGATCCTCTTCTGGATCAGGAAGTATTCAGCGAGCAGCTTGGCTTCGGAGTACGGAAGTGCTTGCAGGACATCGTCGTCGACTTTGGGCGAGCCGCCCTCGGTGAACTCGACGGGCTCCCAGCCGTATTTGGCCTTCAGCCGGTCCGCGATGTGGTCGCGAGACGACGGGTTGAACTCGCGGGTCTCCCAGCGCTCTATGGGAACGCCGGCCACGTAGCCTTTGGTCTTGTTGTTGCGCTTCGGGATGAAGTCTTCGAGCCGAACCTCCCAGGGCGGGAAGGCCTCGGCGAGGAGGACCTCCAGCTCATGGCGCCTCTGACAGAGCCGGACGTACAGCTCCTGGGCCTTCGCGAGGTCCAGGGGCCAGCCGTTGCGGGTCATCCGTTCGCAAAGGAACTGGACGGCCATCTCCAAGGCGACCGATAGCGGCGAAGGGTTCTGCGCCATCAGATGGCGGAAGAGCCCCAGGTTAACGACGCCGTCCTGGAGCATGTAGGCGTGCATCGCCTCATTCCAGGAAGCCCAAGGGTCGAGCCCCTGCGCCTTCATCTCCTTCGAGTAGTCGCCCTTCCTCTCGGTCCCGAGGCGGTAGCCCCAGGCCTCCAGCGAGTGCAGCCCGACGAACTGGCCGGGGAACTCCTGGGGCCGCTTGCCCGGCAGGGGCCCGATGTCGCGGCCAGTCTCCTCCAGGTACGCAGCCCGGCGGGCCTCGTGCTGATCGAAGGCGAGCTTGTACTTCTTCCAGGCCTTCGCCAGGGGGAAGTCGGTCTGCTTGATGTCACTGAAGACCAGCCGGGCTAGGGGCAGCGTGTCGACGATCTCGCAGTCAGGAGACGGCCGGACCCCGTAGAGCTTGGCGATGACCTGGATGTCGTAGCCGATGATGTTGTGTCCGCCGAGCCACTTGGCCTTGACGTACAGCTCCAGGAACTTGCCGATCTCGTGCGGCTTGAAGTCGTGGACTTCCTCGGTGTCGATGTCGATTGCGACCGCGCAGTGTACACGGGTCACGTCGGCCAGGAGATTGTTGGTCTCCAGGTCGAACAGGAACCGCCCCTGCGAGGGGACGGCCGGTTTCAATTTCATGGTGTTCTCAGGGTGTGCGTCTCGCTGGACGCCTCAGGGTGTTAGAGTCTGGAGCCGGCCATCGGGCCAGCGGACCGTCACGCGGCCATCGCGATAAGCAACAACGGGAAGCCGTATCTCTCGCGGCGCGGGCATCTCGATCTCACAGACCTCCGAAGGCCCGATGGGTAGGTCCGGGAGGTCCACGGGGTCGTAGTAGCGGACGGTGTGGTAACCCAGGATGGGGCTAGTCACAGGTCGAGCCCGTCGATCGGCTCGAAGGAGTGGCCGCCACGGCGGGGCGCCTCGGGCTCCTCAGGGAACTCGGTCTCGTCGAGCCAGCCCGTGGGCGGGTCGTACTTCAGGCACAGGGTGTTGCCCCCTGCCCGGCCGGTGAAGCGGTCCTTGACGCAGCGGAGCGTCGTGTAGAGCCGCATCTCGGGGTCCTCGTGGACCGTGTTGCGCTCCAGGCCGAAGGCGTAGTGGGCAAAGGCGCCGATCGCGCGGGAGCCCTTGAACTGGCTTAGCCGGACCTGTCCGCCTTCCTCATGGCTCGGGCCGTTCTCCGCGGTGCGCAGATGGCACACCATGACGCAGAAGGTCCGCAGCTCCTGCATCAGCAGGGCCAGTTCCTTGACGATCAGCTCGACCGAGGCCCGTTCGTTGGCGGGGTCGATCAGCGCGGTCAGGTTGTCGATCCAGAAAGATTTGATGCCCTTCGAGACCGCGAGGTAGCGGATGCGGTTCTTGAGGTCCTCCCAGGAGGTCGCGGCGAAGTTGCCGCCGAAGACCAGGTGGTCGACCTCCAGGCGCTCGATCGCGGCGAGCAGCTCGCTCTCCGTGTAACCACCCTCTTCAGGGGGAAGGTGGAACGCCTTGCGGGCGCCCTTGCCGGCCACACGCCGGATCGTCTCGACGGGATGTTGCTCCAGGTAGATGACGGCGGTTGGTAGCCGCAGGACGTTGACGTCGTGCTCGATGTTCTGCGTGCAGAAGTCGGTCTTCCCGACCGCGTTGCCGGCCCCTAGGTAGTACGCCTCGCCCTCCCGACGCCCGAAGGTCCACGCCGTGAGCGTGGGGAACGCCCAAGGGATGCCGATGGCGACCGGCGTGAGTACCTGGCTCTTCAGGTCAGCAACCGTGAAGATACCGTCCGGCTTGAACTCACGAGCATTCCAATAGGCCTGCTGGATTGCCTTAGTGTCGCCGGCCAGCAGGGCCTCGCGGGCGTCCTTGTGGCCCGGAACCTCGCCGATGAAGGCTTTGCCGGGCGGCAGGAGCGCGGCGGCTCTTTCAGCCCACTCGCGGCCCGTCTTGTCTCCGTCGAAGACCAGGATGATCTTCTCGAATTGGTCGATCCACTCATACCAGGCCCGGATGGTCTCCTCGGCGCCTTTCGCCCCATTGGGGAGCGAGACGCACGGGTACTTGCCTCCGGTGACCTGATAGTAGGCAGCGCAGTCGCCCTCGCCTTCCCAGATGACCAGCGAGCGCCGGTCGGACCCCTGCCCCCACTTGTGCATCAGCCACATGGGCGCGGCGGTGCTCCCCTTGGCGTGCGGGAAGCGGAACGTCTTGTCGTCCTCGGCGTCCTCCGGGAGCTTGTAGCGTATCTTCTGGCCCCAGAGGGTGCCGTCCGGCAGCCGGTAGTCGAAGGCCACACAAGACTTGCGCGGGTAGTCGAGCTCCAGATGAGTGACGCCCATCTGGACCAGCCCGATGCCCAGCTCTCGGCGGACGTCGGTCTTGATCCCGTAGGCACGGGTGAAGGTCTCGTCCCCCAGGTCGGAGGGGTACGGCTCGTAGGGTTCGGTCATTCGGGTCCTGGGGGCAGCTCGGCGGGGCCGGCTGTTGTCATCGTCGTCCGGCCACTCGATCGTCTTCGAGCAGCCGTGGCAGTAGAGGCGCCCGGAGGCGTAGCGGGCCGCGTTGTCGCGGGAGCCACACTGAGGGCATGGCTCGTGGCCCACGAAGGCGCTGGTGTCGGGCTCGCGGTCAGTCACGCAGCCACTCCCTGATGAGGAAAGAGTTGTGGGCCGCCTGCTGGCGTAGCTCCGGGTCCGCCTGAAGGAGGCGGGCTATCTCCAGATTGTCCTCGAACTCCTCTTCGTCGGTACGCCCCGCCCCGCAGGCCACGCAGAGCCCGTCGAACATGCACAGCTCGTCAGCGCCCGCGGGGTCCCCGCAGAAAAGGCAGGTTCCATTGGTCATAGGTCTCTCGGTGGTGTGGGTGGGTCGAGGGTGAAGCTGACCCGCGCGGTCCATTGTCAGCCCGGTGCGATCTACACCGCAGCCTCTCCGTGACGGGGAGAGGTACGCGAACGGCCCTCGGGAGGCCCCAGCGGTGAAAGGAGGAAAGCCCGCTGGGGCCGCCGGAAGTCCGGTCGTCAGTGTTTCGAGCAGCCGCCCCTGGGGTCCACTTCACTGCACGGCAAAGCGCAGTTGAGGCACGGACACACCTACCCCGGGTTCTCCGTGTCAGGAGCTGCCATCAGTGGCCACAAATGGCGGGCGGTGGAGGTTGCAACTTGCCTTCCGCAGTTCGTCGGGTCGGCACTTCAGCGCCACTCCGGCGGCTGGTCGAAACGCTGAGGTCGAGAAAAAGCGGGGCCAACCATGTTACTGATCGGCCCCGCGGGGTTCAGGGGTTCTTACGACAAGCCCCCTGGGGCTCCGCTCGCTCTCTTGCTGGCATCGTAGCCCGGTTTCTTAGCGCTGCCGGGCGGCAACGATCGGACGCCTTCGCGACGGCGGTCCAGATTAGATGCGCTCGACGCGGAGGAGCTGTTCGCCCTGGAAGCGGACGCGGTAGTCGCCCGCGACGTAGCTGTGGGTCGTGGTGCCGTCCGCAGCAGCGTAAGCCTCCGCAGCGACGATGAGCGTCTCGACGGCTGCCGTGAGCGCATCCGCGGGGCTCTGGACCACGACGCTCTTGTTGATCGCGGGGTCGGCCCGGGAGGTCTTCGCCGACTTCGGCGTTTCGGTGTCAGACATGGAGTGTCTTTCGGTAGGCGTCGCGGATCGTTAGCCACACCGACCGGCCGTTGAAGAGCCGGCGGAGGACGTAGGATCGCACGAGCGAAATGGCGGTGAAGATGAGGCTGATGACCACGTTCTGGGTCACGCTCATCTGGACGTGGAGGACCGCGGGGATCACGAAGTGGTTGGCGATCGTCGAGATGACGATGCCGATCACGATGTTGACCAGGGCTTCCATCAGGCTGTCGGTGCGGGACTGCATGTCAGGCCTGCTTGATCTCTACGGCGAAGCCGGAAGCGATGTCGGCCTCCACCACGGAGCGCGGCAGACGCCAGGTAAATCCCATTGCCTCGACGGTAACGAGCGCGTCCGGGTCGGGGAGTGGAAGCTCAAGCGTCCCCGGGTCTTGGGGGTCTTTAGCCATCAGATGTCCCACTCCCAGAAGGCGTGAGTCTGCGCGATCGACGGATGGGCGCCTTGGCGGACGTTGTGGTCGAACTCGGCGACGACTTCGTCCTCCAAGCCGTAGCGGGAAGCGTGAGCCCGCGCCCCGTTGCGCCACTGGTCGGTGGTGCTCCAGCCGCGGGCACGCCGGACTGCATCGGTAAGGCGCTGGAGCCGGTAGTTTACCAGCCGGCCCCAGAAGCGCTTAAGCGTGGGCGCCATACGTGTACACGTTGTAGCGGCGACGGGTCACCGGGTGACGCTTGGTCTCCACGCTGATCGGGAAGCCGGCGTCGCGCAGCTCGGTAATGCGGCGCGTGAACGAGCCCGAGTTGATGTCGAGGTCGAGGAGCGCCTCGCGGGGCGAAGCGGTGCCCTTGGCCTGGAGGTAGTCTAGGACCTCCTTGGCGCGGGGGGTCAGGTAGCTGGTACGGAAGGTCATGCGGGGACTCCGAGGCGGCGGGCGATCTCACGGCGATGCTCGTGGGGCCGGCCGGTGTGGCGGTTGATCTGGGCGATGCTGTGCGAAGGGCGGCGCGGGTTGTACTTGGGGCCCGGCCGGGACCAGCCGATCATCTCGTAGCGGAACGGAGACAGGGAGGCGTACTGGGCGGCCAGCAGGGCGCTTCCGGTCAGCGCAACCTTAGCGAAAACACGGTTCATTGGGGCTTCCTTCGGCTTGGTTCAGAGGGTCGCGTATTCGCGCTTGGCGTCGAACGACGGGCAGGCCTTCGCGACCTTCGGGAAGTCGCGGTGGCCCTGGATGATGGCGGTGCGGTGCTTGGCGCGGAGCGAGCGCAGGAGCGCCACGAGGGCGTCCTTCTGCTCCGGGGTCCGAGTGTCCTTGGGGGTCTTCCCGTCCTTCGCGACACCGCCAATGTAGACGATGCCGAGGGCCCGCGAGTTGTAGCCGGCTACGTGGGAGCCGACAGCGTCCTCAGGCCGGCCGGCCTCGATCGAGCCGTCCAGGCGGATGACGTAGTGGTAGCCGATGCCTGCCCAGCCCTGTTGGAGGTGCATCCGGTCCATATCAGTCGCGTCGAACCACTTGCCCTCGGGCGTGGCCGAGCAGTGTACGGCGATGTAGTCGGTGGAGGTACGCTTGGTCGTGGCGCGGCTCTTCGGCCACGCGAACTCGCGGGTCTTCGTCATGGTCTCTCTTTCAGTTGAAGGTCAGGCCGAGGCGGCAGCGATGGCCGCGTGGCGCTCGGGGTCGTCGGGTTCGTCGATCCAGGCCTGGGGGATGACCTTGTCGGCGAAAGGTATGCCGAGCTTGGCGCACCAGGCGCCGTAGGTGGTCTTGCTGCCCTTGCGGATCGGGGAGGCCGAGCGACTGAAGACGAACCGGATGTCGAGCGCGGGATGTTGCTTGCGCACCAGTTCGTGCTTCTTGCGATCGTCGCAGTCGAAGAGGCCCTTCGTCTCTACGATGATGCCGTTCGGGAGGATGAAGTCGGGGGTGTACTTGTGGCTGCTGGCCGGCTTCTCGTAGGCGAGCCGGACCTCTTCGTAGCGATAGGGGACCCCGCGGGTGGCGAGGTCCTCCATCGTCTTGCTTTCGAGGCCAGAGCGGCCGTGCAGCTTCACTCGACCCTTAAATGTCGAGGACGCCACCGTCGCCTTCGTCCTGCTCGTCGGAGTCCGAGCCCAGCGACAGCTCGTCGCCCGCATCATCGTCGCCAAAGCTGTAGGCGTCCTCATCGTCGAGGGCCTTGAATGAGCTGGTGCCGCCGCGCTGGACGAGCTTGACCACCTGGACACCGGTGAGGGTGAACGAGATGCCGTCCTCGCCCTTCATCTCGTAGGGGCTCAGGAAGCCTTCGAGGTACGCGACCGTGCCGCCGCCGATCTCGACCTTGCTGGGGTCGATGGGCTTGGCCCGTGCGTCGACCAGGAGCGGCGCTCGCTTGGTCTTGGACTTGAGGAGCAGCTTGCCCGTCTCGACGCGCTTGGGCTTCCGGGTGCCCTCGGGGGCGTTCGGGTCCTTCTGCGTCTCCTTGACGAGCGGGAGCTTGGTGTCCTTGGGGTCAAGGCCGAACTGCTTGCAGGCGTCGGCGAGGATCGCCTTGGCCTTCTTCATGGCGGGGGAGTTGGGCTCCTCGACGCCATCAGCCTTGTAATAATCTTCCCCGAACTTGTCGTCCGGCGCGTTCAGGTGCGGGTAGGAGAGCACGAGAGGGCCAAAGACGGCGTTCAGGGTGGGTCGTTTATTTGCCATTGCGGCGTAGAAATTCCGTACGTGCGGGTGAGCTGTCAGTGCCGACAGTCCGCGAATGTGGACAAAAAGAAACCCCGAGCTGTCGTTGGACGGCCCGGGGCGGGAAGGTTGCACAGGGGAGATAGGAGGTCAGCGGGTAGCTGGTTGTGCATACGGTCGCACTAATGCCGACTGTCTACCATTTCAGACTATATCATCCGAAGGCGAACTCGGCTTCTAAGACCGCTCGAATGTCCAGGCCTCCCATCTTCGGGATGGGCTTCAGGTTTGCGATACCTTCCGCGCTGAGGACCCGCCGGGCGTAAGCGTCAATCTCCTGGAACGGGCAGTATCCTTCGTACTGTTCCACAAAGGCTTCTCGGATGATGCGGGAGAACCGCTCGGTCTTTCCGGCATGGGTTCCGAAGGAATCGTGGATGAACTGCAGGGAGGTGATGCCTTCGTCAAAGGCCCGCACGGCCACGCGCAGGAGGTGCGCGGCGTCCATGCTGTGGATCACATTCGGACTGATCGCGCTGCGGGCCTTCTTCTTGTCGATGCGCTTCGTAGGTGCCTCACGGATCAGGCACTCGATCCGGGTCAGCACGTTTCCTCCTTCGTCGACCTTAGCGTCTCCCGTGGGAACGGTGACCTCACGATCGTACAGCCACATGTTCACGCGCTTGGACGTGTATTCGCTGTAGCGCTGAACCACAGGCATCCCGCTGGGGGCCCGCCAGATAACCGGGAGGCTCTCGTGGGCCAGCAGGGCGGCGACGTGCTGGAACCATTCGGAGGCCTCGTGTGCCTGGGGGGCGGTCTTGACGATCGCCGCATGGGCGTGGGCAGCCAACGTGTGGGCGCAGGTGAAGCCGCCATCGTGCGCGTAGGTGACCTCGCCGGTCTCCTTGTCCGTGCGGGCCGTCAGGAGGCTGTACGGGTGCTTTTCCAGGTCTCCCAGGGCCACCTTGTCGGCCAGCGGGCGCATCAGGTCGACCATGTGCTGATCGCGCATTCCAAACTTACCGGACCCGTAGAAGTAGGTCATGGTGTTTCGCTTGAAGGTGCCGCGGTGAACGCCTTCGGCTAGGATCGTGATGCAGGCTTCGTCCCCGCCGGCCGCGCAGGCCTCCAAGGTGGGCTTGGCCGCACTCACGACCACGCCATAAATGTCGCCTACGGTATCTCGCGGCAGCAGGTTGACGTGGTAGGCTTCCTGCTCGGCGCGGGTAATGGCTGAGTAGTGCTGGAGGCCCGAGCAGGAGCCGTCGAGAGCGATAGCGATGTTAGACGGAAACTCAGGGCTGAACCCCCAGGCGGCCCAGGCGGCATACTCCATGCAGGCCTGCAGGAAACAGAAGGCGCTGTCCGCCTTTGCCCACCAGTCATAGGTCGCGAAGGGGTCCGCCGCGGCCTGCAGGATCAGGGCCTCGTTGTCCTTCACCCACTGAACCCGAGAGCCGAACGGTTCCTTGCTGATCTTCCCGAAGTCCCCGCAGTTGGCGAGGTGGATCATCAACCACTTGCCCCCGTGCGCCCCCAGCGGGACGACGTCCGCGAACCGAAAGAGAGCCTTAATGTGGTCCGAGCGTTGGTGGTTGAAGTGCGGGACGGCGTAGACTCGGCCGCGGCTGTCGAGGCTATGGGGCAGGTAGAAGCAGGGGCGCTGCGCAAGTTCGTGGGCGGTTCCAATGTCCGAGTTGAAGATGCCCTCGTCGACCTTGGCGCCATCCCGCAGGTCCTTGATCGACTTGCGCTTGCGCGAAAGGGCCGTGCGGGTCGCCGGGTCATACTGGGCCCACTCCAATTCCGAGGACCGCTTAGGCAACTCAGGTATCTTGGTGAGCGGGAAGCTATCAGCGGGCCGGCGCTTGGTCTCGTAGGTCCATTCGACAACCGCCAGTATCTGCTGGTCGATCTTGAAGCGGGTCCCTTGGATCGCGTTGAGGCCGTCCAGGACCTGCTGCATCGAGCCGTCCTTAATAGCCTCCCGGAGGAGCTTTTGGTGCTCGCGGTTGTACGTGCGGACCAGCGGGACCGTCTTGCTGATCCGGTAGTCCAGATACGCCCCGGTGTCGAAGCGCTCCCAGCGGCGGGGCTCAACGACCATGGGCTTGAGGACTGGCTGGAGCCACGCGACCGCATCGGTCATCTCCGAGAGGGTCTCCAGGAACTCCTCCGTAAGCTGAATGACCGGGACGGTGCCGCGCTGGTCTACGAGGGTGCCGCGCTCGAAGATTGCGGAAAGCTCGGTGAGGATCAGGTTAAGGACGACGGAACCAACGAGCGCCTGGGTCCGGCGGGACCAGTCCAGGCCGAGCCCGAGTTGCCACGCGAGGCGCTCGTGGCGCTTGAGGTTGACGCTCTCCTTTGCCTCGCCCTCGGCCATTGCCAGGAACCGCTTGGCCGCCTTGGGGTCGGCTTCCTGGATCATCTTGGCTTCGATCTCGACCTGGACGGCACGGCCGATCGAGATGGTTACGTCCGACACTGAGGCGCCCTTGGCGAGGGTGTGAAAGGTCTTGCTCAGGGCAACGTAGGCGAGCTGATCCCGGTCGACCTCCCGCAGGGGCGCCAGGGCTGCTGAGGGCCGGCCCTTCTTCGCGCTGGCCGTCTCGACCCAGGAGGCGATGGCGGCACTGAGGATCGGAATGGCCCCGCGGATGACCTTCTGGACATCGTCTCTGCGCTCGAAGCCCTCGCGAGCGCCCTTGGCGTCCTGCCGGTCACAGTAGCGTGTCGCCCCCTCCTGAAGCGACGAAATTTCCATGGCCTGCTGAAACGCTACGGGATCGGCGTGAAGGGTCATTTTGGCGGCTCCTTTAGAGTGAGTTAAGCGCAGTCTCAATGCCGACTGTCTGCGATGGCGGAATGTATGGACGCAGCGGGGGCCGCGGTCAACAGGGGGTCCGCACTAATGGGGAATAATCCCGAGAACGGGGGCAAAACAAAGGTCCCCCAGTGGGCGCACCGGAGGACCGAAAAGTTTACCTAGGGGGACCAGGGTCAAAAATGGCGGATGTCTGCGGTTGTAGACTGTATCACATCGGCAACCAGTCTGCATTTGTAGACTAGCACCTAAATCTGGCGCGTCTACCAGTTCCGCCACGCCCGCAGGGGCACCGCCGGTCGGCGGGCTCTATAGCAGTCGTGGGTCCGGGAGCAAGCCGCGAAGCAACTTGCGCGCAACGCCGCGCGTTGGGAGCGGCAAAAGGAGTGCCCGATGCCCGTCGAACCGCCCGTCCCCACCGCGCCGCCCGAGCGGCCGGTCCCCTCCCCCGCCCAGCCTTCGCAGCCGGGCCAGCCGGTTGCGCCGCCGCCCGAGCTCACCCCGCCGGGGCCGGACATTGACATCCCCGCTCCGCAGCCTGGCGGCGATCCCGGCACCGCGCCGGGGCAGCCGCTCGCATGA